ATGCTTACCGTTAAGCAGATCGACGCCGCCAAACCAACCGAAAAGTCATACCGCCTTGCTGACGCCGGAGGCCTGTTCTTATTCGTCCCGCCGTCGGGCAAAAAGGTCTGGCGCATGCGGTACCGGTTTGACGGAAAAGAAAAGACGCTGGTTATTGGCCCGTATCCTGAGATCACCCTCACTGAAGCCAGGGCTAAACAGTCTGAAGCAAAAATGAAGCTGCTTAACGGGGTGGACCCTGCCGAGCAGAAGCAGGCTATAAAGAAGAAAGAGAAAGAGGCTGTCGCGGACTCGTTCGGGGATATCTTCAGGGAGTGGCACGCCCACAAATCGAAAGTATGGTCAAAAGGCTATGCAGATGAAATGCTGAGGATGTTTAATGATGACGTACTGCCGATCATCGGGCATTTGCGCATGGATGACGTGGAGCCGATGGTTTTACTGAAGGTGATAAGGAACTTCGAGGACAGAGGGGCGATGGAGCGCGCGGACAAAGCGCGGCGCAGATGCGGGGAAGTATTCAGTTACGCGATCGTAACCGGTCGGGCCAAATATAACCCATCGCGAGACCTTGCGGGCGCCATGCGTGGTTACAGAAAGGAGAACTACCCTTTCCTTCCCATGCACCGCATACACGAATTCCAGCGGGCAATGAATGCCTATGGCGGGTGGATTGTTATAAAGATAGCGGCTCAGGTTCTGCACTATACAGCCATGCGTACCGTCGAACTCCGCTCGCTGGCATGGACAGGAATTGATTTTGAAAACAGGCTAATCAGCGTTGACCCGTCAGTGATGAAAGGCAGGAAGATGCATGTCGTGCCGATGTCAGATCAGGTTGTGGAGCTATTCCGGTTCCTGAAACAGGTAACCGGACAGTATGAGCTTTGCTTCCCCGGGAGAACCGATAGAAAGAAACCGATCAGCGAGAACTCCGTCCTTGGCCTTATCCGCAACATTGGCTATGAAGGACAGACAAGCGGGCACGGCTTCCGCCATCAGTTCAGCACGGTACTGAATGAGAAGCACTGGAACAGTGACGCTATAGAAATGCAGCTGGCCCACGTAAGCGGCGGCACACGCTCAGTTTACAACCATGCCGCCTATCTCGATACCAGGCGTGAGATGATGCAGTACTGGGCGGACTGGCTTGATGAAAAGGTGGCGTAATGCCACCCATCACACCACCCTGTCGTCTTCGATCGCACTGTTGATGAAGTACGTCACCCGCCCCATCACCTCAACTTCCTCCGCCGCCTCCCCCTCAATCGCTTCGCCATCATCCGTGATTAATGCCCTTCCCCTGAGCTTTGCAAACTGCGTCCGCCCGCCCAACAGGATCAGCAGAGTCTGCCCCTGCACTAACCGGGTAACCGGTTCGATTAATGCGAAACCGGATGATGTTTCCAAGATCCTGGTGTCGATACCGACACCGCAGATAAGCTCCGGGGTCATTCGCTGAGACACGTAATCAGCAGCTGGAGATGGAAAGCCCATCACAGACCTCCGTTCGGATTGAAGAGCATGAAGGTGCGCGCCTGACCCTCAATGGTCGAGATGTCTCTAAAGGTCGAAACGTGGCTCTCGATCCAGTCGTTCGCCTCCTTCAAAGACCAGTTCCAGTTTGCGCGGGCCAGGTGTTTCACAAAGTCCTCAGTAGTCACCGTACGGCGCCCGTTGGACTCGTGTTTAATGGCTGTATGAAAAGCACCCTCAATATCGATTCTGCGTGGCATAACCCCTCCTTATTATTTTTACTGTGTTTATATACAGTAGTTTTAAAGAGATTGCAGATCAATGTGGCAGCGCCTATCAATACCGCCGCCAGGCGTTAAAGGGTGGATACGAAATAAACGATGGCGCAGGCCAGAACCGGAGCAAGCCAGTCGAGCAGGCTTGGTAGGTTCCATGCGCGCCAGTCAAACCCACCCCACCATGGCATGTTGACGCGCTTCCCTGCGCCGAGCTGTGCGATCCAGCGATACTCCGCCTGGGTGTGCTCGCGGGCGATAAACCATACACAGCCTATCGCACCGCCTGAAGCCCATAAATTAAATGAAAGCCCCAGTACGCACTGGACTACAATTGCAGCCATGGCATGTAGGAATGGAGATATATCAACCACATTCACTCCTTTATATTTTAAGATGAGGCGCAATCAAGCTGCTGAACTTTGCCCGATACCAAATGAAACAAAGCTAAGCCTCAGCGTTCTCGCTGTCAGATTGCCTTTGACTGTGAAATTTGCGATCTCGTTTGTGCTGGTACCAAACTGATATTCAAACGTCAGGTTATCGCTGCCAGACGCAGATGCCTGTATAATGTTGGCGTATGGCAAACGGTCTTTGTACCACTTAGTTGGAATATCAAACGAAATCGTTTGAGTGGCGGCAGCAATTAGTGGGACGGTCTTTGTATTGCAAGAGAAGGCATCCTGCAAGGTTATGCTTGTATCCAGTGAAGATTCAGCCGAAATAGTGTCATAGATGGCATCATAGCTGTTGCCACTTGCTATGCCATTGTCCATTCCTGGCGTTGTCCCATAAATATGATGGAAGTTTCTGAATACACAGGAACCTACAGAGAATCGCCCTAAACCTCTTCCATTGTATGTATTATTAAAACTAAACACATATTGCTCTGGATTAGATCTATCTACGCTATAGCCACTAAAAAGGCATCCGTTAAAGCTTACCATTTCTCCATAGTCAAATTTAAACATAGGGCTAAAGACATACGGAGCACCTGCGGAGCCTGCCCTGAAATCGCAGCCCGTGTAGCGCGCATTTGTGAATTGGCCCTGTGACGCATCAGTTATCATTTCGTTAACATCAAAATGTATAGCACTAATGCTAACTGCACCGATAAAACCAAGATGCGCGAACGCCGCCTTACCAACCCCAACAAATTCACCCATATTTATATACAGGGATTCAATCCCGCGACCATTTGTTGCAACCGTTTTCACGCAGACATAGGTTCTGAGGATGTAAATATCGTTCGCTGACAACGCCCTGATAATAGAAACCCTGGAGTCATTTGATTCAATAAGAATCCCAATAACAGAGGGATCTGTCTGAGCCGTGGTTACGCGATTATTAAACGATACGTTCGTTAAATGGTTTCCTCCGTTATTCACAGAGTGCAGAAATTTGTTCCAGTATCCCGTTCCTTTTTGGGCTATTCTGACCCTGTTCAGATACAAAGTATCAGCAGAACCATTAACCTGGGGTGATGCTGACGTTAACTTTCCTTCGATTTTTATTGCCGTCCCAACCCCAGCCACATCTGTTGTGATGGTTAAGTCTCTGAATGACATCACTCCACGAGTGTCAACTGTATGTATATGGTCAAACAGCACGCCAGGCGTGTTTGGGCGATAAAGTATTTCCGTAACCGATATGCCAGCGCCTGATATATCGAAAAACTTATCATCTGTAATGATAGAGCCGGTGATTAAGAATGTACCTTCGGGGAAATAAACCGACCCGGATCCAATCTCGGAGAAAGCCATTTTTACAGCCGCTGTATCATCAGCAACACCGTCACCTACAGCCCCCCAACCGCGCACATCGCCATCATCCCTCCAGCGTGCAATCTGTAATTCTGGATATTTTATGGCACCATGAGGATCGGATATTTGCTGTCTTAATGCATTATCCCCAACGCTCAAGAAATGGGTCGAATCATTTATCCAGGATGCGGCGTCATTACCGGAAGTAGTGAAAGGTAGATTGGTTGCAGCAGTCAATTTCCAGAGTTCGTTCTGGTAGCGAATTAGCTGGTTATATTCATCAATGGTCAGCGGGCCAGATGTATACTCACCAATAACCTCATAGCCAGAGCTCTGGATGAAATTATCGAAACGCTGCTTCTGACTTAGCAACTGTGCGGAAAAATCCTGCTCCATACCCCAGAAACTTTTCCGGTTTCTACCGAAGCGGTCCTTCCAGATTCCTTGAGTAATTTCGTTCAGTGCATAGTCAAGGTTCTGGGCGTTATCGAAAAGGTCCTTTGGATCCATCGACCCTATCGGGTTGTTAGTGGCGTATTTGGTCATGCTCGCTCCGGGCATAAAAAAACCCGCCGAAGCGGGTCAGATAATTTTGATTTGCTGTTAAGCGGCGTCGCCGGGATAGGTGGCGTCGTCGTAGGCGTACTTCCCTGGGTGGTACTGGATGGCTGTTACCTGGCTGATCCCGTCATTGCCCGGAGATATTTCCCCCACCAGTGCGTCATACGGCACACGAACTGATGAGCAGAACAGCAGGCGCGGCGGTTCAATATACGCGTCGTTCATCGCCCACAACTCCGGCTCCAGCGCGGCGCTGTACGGCACCGAAATGGTGAAGTCGTCAATGCGTGTCGGAACAACCATTGCCGATGCCCGGCCATCCTGATGGCGGATGATCACGCGCGGGCTTTGGAACGACCAGTCCGGTGCCTCACTGAGAGTCATGGTGATTTTGCTGCTGTCATACTTCATATCGGTAATCAGGCAGCTCAGCTGCTGACCGCCAGGGATATCGTCGGCCATAACAATACGATCCATGAACTCATAGCAGAGCGCATCCATCTCGGTTGAGGTGGTGTGCTGCAGGCGCTGCAGCTGGTATCCCAGCAACCGGCGCATGCCGATACGGTAGGCGCGGTCTTCGTCCAGAACGCCGTCCAGCGTGTAGCTCTCGATTTTCAGCGGCGTAGGGTTGCCAGGCAGGCGACACTGGACGGTTTCCTCTGCCCAGGTGGTGCCGTTGATGTAAGTCACGTCCACGCCGTCGTAATCGTCCTGTGACGGGGCTTTAAACGCGGTCTGCAGCTCCTCGGTGGTCTCCTGCGGGGTGATCATACCCACCCAGGGTTTGATGCCTTCCCTGCCGGCAGATGCCAGCCCGTCAGACAGCAGGAAATAGCCCATCCCGGCGTTGGTGATTTTCTGCAGCACTTCAAGCGCTGATTTGCTCTCACCGCTCGCCCAGTCGAACTTCTCACCGCGGGGCGTCCAGTAGGTTTGCTCCAGCGCGTCAATCGCCGCCGTGTCAATCTGGCTGGCCGTGAACCCAAGCGACTCCAGGACGTGGTAAAGCGCGCCGCTGATGCTCCGCGCCGTTCTGCCGCCGCTGTAAATACGGGTTGGCGTGACGCTAATCCGGCGATCGGACATCGCCGCCAGGCGGTTACCTGTGCGCACGGTCAGCGCCATGGTAGTGACACCGTCGTACTTCGTAGGGCGTTTGCTCAACCGGGAGCGCAGCGCCTGCCAGAATACCTGGTCACGTGTGCTGCCACCCTTAACCGGTTCGGTGCGGCGCATCCGGATCTCGTACTGGCCAGGCGATACGCTGTAGCGATGCGTAAACCCGATCTGGTTTTCGGTGCTGCGTGAATAGAACGGAGACTGCTGCTGCCAGGCAGTGGTGCCAACCTTGCGATACTGGATCACCAGACGCACCGGCATGGAACGCTTATTCCCCTGGTCTGTGTAACGCACAAGGCCGCTCTGGAAGTTGATGTTAACCTCGAATGCGTCCAGCGTTTCGCCGTCCGGGCAGGCCAGGAACGGGCCAACCCATTCGTAATCGTCGCTGACACCCGTCACGGTCGCATCCAGTAGCGTGCGCTCAGTGAAGCCAGGCCATGATGGATCCGGCGTTGTAATGGTCTCACCACCCGGTCCGGTGGTGACCGTAAGCCGCTCCACGGTTACCGTCTGGCTGTCCACATCGGTGATTCGGAACTGATTCCCGGCCAGCCCCAGAGAAAAGCGCTGAATGCCCTCCGGCAGTCCGGTGAATGGTGTACCGGTGGCACTGTTGTAGGCCAGGGTAATGTGCGCCCTTACCTCCGCCGTGCCGCCCGTAGATTTCACGCCAGCCGTATTGACCGGAGCATCACCGAATACAGCAACGGGCAACGGGCTGTTCGTAATGGACCCGCCAGAAAAAGGGCTGCTGGCCTCGCCGATTTCAAGCCGCCCGCTGTTATCGCGCGCGACCAGGCCAGAACCGGACAATTGCGAGGTGATCGAGGAAATCAGGCCCGACATGGTCACGTAGTTTGTCACCAGCGATACCGGGTAAGTCGTACCCTGCCAGCTGATGCTGAACGTTACAGGGGTGCTGCTGAAATCGTAGGTCGTCGGCGCTGCACTGGCGGTGATTCTGGCGGCACTACCGCCTACCCCCGGCACTGCCGGAACGCCAGGTGCGTAGCTGGCGATCACCAGATCGTAGTCGTTGCCGTTATAGTTCAGGGATACCGGCAGCCCTACCGAGGGGGCCAGTTCCTCCACCCCGCCATAAATCACGCTGTAACCGCCGGACGACACGACCGTATAAGAGTTAGGTGCCAGCACGGTGATCACCGTTCCGACAGTCCACGACGGCGGGATCTCCTCATCGCCAGACGACGATACGTCAACCAGCGTGATGGTATTGCCAGAAACGACCAGCGCATCCGCGATAATACTGACCGTTTCCGGTCCGCTTGAGCCCAGGTCCAGCCCGGCAGTACCGGAGCCGGTATTCCCGACCTCTGGTGAGTTGAACCAGTTTTCAGTGCGCGTGTCGCCGGACACCGTGGCGCCAGGAGGATAGAGGGTGTAACGCACGTCGGTACCGAACGCGGAGATTGGCGTATTACCGATCCGGATATCTGACTGGTTAATCACCATGTCGCCGACTCCCACGCACAGGAACATGCTGGTTTCCATGCTGGTCTCATTGACGAAACGGCTTACCGGCTGCACGACGTAATCAGGCCAGACGCGATATTTACCGAAAATTTCCCGGATGGGGTCGCCCAGTTTCGCAGCGTTGGCTTTGGCCGGGTTGAGGTCAATCTGGTCACCGCTGGCCGCCTGGGAACCGCCGCCGCCTGCCTGCGACATAGTACTCATCATGTAGATGCTGTACGCAGCAGAGGCGACGGCTACGCTGACGGCAACCCAGATAGCGATTTCTGCGCCGGTACCGTAGGGCACCGGATACATCCTGACGTCGGTCTCTCGCTTGATAACGCACAGTGGCCACTCTGACACCGGGACGGTTACGCCGTCGATTTCAACCGCGACCGGGTGCTGCTGATCCGGCGTCCAGCCCTTCACGTTCTGCGCAAACCAGGCGCTGAGGGTCATCGTTTCATGTTCGTGCTTTTCCAGCGGTTCGCCCGGCAGGCGGGACGGATAGATTCGGATCGTCACTGGTAATACTCCACGCGGACAAATCGGCGCGCAAACCGCGCCAGCGGCAGAAAGGTTACGTTAGTGCGGGGGTTGCACTCCGCAGCGCGCAACTGGCCGTCAATCTCGACAACTATGGCAACGTGCGTCACCACTGAACCGGAATAACAGGCGATACCCGCGCCCGGGGCCGGCTCACATCGTGTCAGGCCAGCCATCAGCCCCCGCGCCTCCCGGTCGAGACCGTTATCATCCTTCGTGACTCCGGCGAAATCAGGCCATGGCGCCAGGCCCAGATCGCGCCTGATTTCGTTGACGATGCCAAAGCAGTCCAGCGCGGGGTAAGCGCGTCCGCCCTTCTGCCACTCGACAGAACGGTATTTATCAGGATTGAACATGGTGATTTCCTACTGGAGGTAGCGAAGTCCCGGGAACACAGGAAGCGTGTATCGATAGCGCGGCCACGCGGTTTTCAGGATGTTCAGGAATCCGGCAGTAATTTGCACCTCGGTCGCCTTCCAATACCCGTCCTTAATCTGCAGAACGATCGGTGGTGCCGCCGGGTAGCTAAGGTCGGTCGATATGTACTGCCGCATTACCAGCGTGCCGTTGTTCAGGTTAGCCAGGGCGTTGCGTATCGCAGTGGAAACGATGCCGTCAATGTTGCTGATGGCGAACTGTAGATCCTGCGTACCGTCTTTGTTCCTGGCTGGTAGCGCGACGGCCATTGCAGCTGCCTGGAATGTCACTGTCGCCCCCGCCTCTGTAACAGCGGTGATATCTTCGAAGTTCTCGACCAGCCAGTAATCCTGCCCACCGACGGTAATCTGCAACGTATTCAGTAGCGCCTCGCTGCCGCCGCTGGCGTACAGCCTGTTCAGAATTGGACTGGTCATGCTTCCGGCCACTCCTTGTTGAGCGCGTAATCGATAATGCTCTGCCCCACAATGAACTCAGGGAAATTACCCCAGCCTGGAGCTAGGATTGGACGTTCCCACAGTTCCAAGGTTGCCGTGAATTTCCAGAACCCTAACCCGAACAGCACCGGCCCGTCGTAGATATCCTTGAACCGGCAGACGTAGTCACCAACGCCCATTGGCGTGCGCATGCGCATGTTGAACCACGCTGCGCCATCAGTGATCACATCCCTGAACCACACCTCAAACAGCTGCGCCTGTGCATCATTAAACACCCACGAAACCCCCGCCTCAGTCGGAACCGAGGTGTATTTGCGACGCTGGCGCGTGCGGCCGGATGTCATGGTGGAACGCTGGAGGGGGCTTACGGGAGTGAATCCATGCCCGGAACGCTGAGGCATTGGCAGGTACTGGTGCGGGAAATCAATGGTGCTGCTGATCCCCATGGGAACTCCTTATGTGAGGCGTTGACTGGTGTTGAAGTTGTTGGTCAGAGCATTGGAGAGCTTTCCTTTGCCGCTGGCGACGTCGCTGACGGCCATGGCATAGCCCTGCTGCGCACCGCGCTTAACCGCCGCTTCAAGCATGGCGAGCGTCTGCTCTGTCGGATCACCGTTGACCTGAATGACCGGGCTGTAATTGAACGCCCCGCCACCCCCGCCAATATCCCGGTTACTGATGACGCGACCGTTATCGCCGGGGATCATGTACTGGCTGCCATTGCTGGCTTTGAAAATCTCAGGCTTGCCACCCTCGCCCACACGGTACATAGAGCTGGCCGATACCTGGCCTCCGTGCTCGCGGGCACCGGCGACAGCCAGACCCTTGGCAGACAGAATAGAGGCCGCGTAGGCCGATTGACCAACAGCAGCGGCGCTGCCGTACGTGGCGATCGATGCACTCATTGCTGCAGGCGCCCAGGCGGATGCGGCAGCAGTTGCCTGGGCCATGGTGGAAGCCAGAGAAGCCGCCGCCGCTGCCTGGCCCATCACCTGATTTTTAACCCACTGCATGCCCATTTCTACGAGGCTGCCGATCACGCTGTTGATGATGGTCGAGCCAACGTTAGCCATTGCTTCTTGCAGGCTCTGGGTGCCGTTGATTAATCCAGTGAGCGCATTGGTTGCCCCGCTCTGCAGGCCTTCCAGCGAGGTAGCCAGCAGTTCATTGCCAGTGCTCTGATTACGGTAGATTTCCCACTGGGCGGCGATGCGCGCCTGCTCGTATTCAGTATCAGCTGCAGCTCGTAGCGCCAGCGCATTCTGATGGGTTAAAACGCCCTGCTGCTCGTACTGCTGAATCAGCGCCAGTTGCTGAGCGTGCTGGTTAGCCAGTTGCTGTACCGGGTCAACACCTCCGGCCGCTTCCTGCTGTGGCGTTACCGCCTGCTGGGCGCGGATTTTGGCTAGGTTGTTCTGGTGAGTTGCCTCCAGGCGTTCTGCGGTTTCGTTGTACTGCTCCTGACTGATTTTCTTCGCAGCCAAGGCAGTATTCAGATCCTGCACATCCTGCTTATAGCTGGCATTCTCACGAGCTTCCGGCAGGAGTTTCTCGGCGGCAGCTTGGGCTTTAAGCGCGTTGGCTGTATCCCATTTTGCAGCGGCATACTGACCAGCAAGCTCGAGATCTTTTTGAGTTGCTGCTGCACCCAGGGATTGCTGGGCAGTGAGGATGGCCTGTTCGCGGCTCAGTTGTTGCGTAGAACCGGCGGCCAGTTCTGCCTGCTGTTTCAGATTTTCCAGTTTCTGAGCAATGGACTCAGCCTGTGATGCGCCCTTCTTCTGCTCGGATTGAAGCGTCTTTTGCGCCTGCGTATTGCGGTACGTGGCAGCGGCATCATCTTCCATGCGCTTGGCATGCGGATCATCTTTTGCAAATCCCGCATCCTCAGCTGCGTATTGCGCCTGCAGCCGTGCGCGGGCTTCACCCTGCAACTTAGACAAGGCCAATGTGCGCTCAGACTGCTGAATCAGGTTTTTCTGGCCTGCTGTCAGGTTGTCTGTTGCCTTGGCGACGCTATCGACTCCTTGTTTTGCGTTGAGGGCCGCTACCCATAAATCTTTTAATGAACCGGTCAGTCCTGCAATTGCCCCTTGCCCATCTTTTGACGAAGATGTCATGCCCTGCAGACTTTTAATTACCTCCTCGAGAGCCTCAGGGGAAGGGTTGTTGCTCAGGTCAGATAATTGCTTAGCAAGCTCAAATGCAGCTTGTTTGCTTATACCCATGCGAGAAGAAAGCGTGCTAACTGTCGCAGATAAAGAGCTGACAACACCTGTCGCATACTGGCCTTGGCTGTTTGCTTGCTGAATTGCTTGGTACCAATCAGTAGAGGTAGCCCCAAGCCTGGTAAGCTCTTCGTTGAATTTTTTTATGCTTGGCGATGAGCCACCGAACGCTGCGATGGCACGGTCACCCAGAGTAATAAACGAGTCAGAGGCATCACTTATCGCTTTCGGGATTTTAGCTATCGCCTGGTTGTATTCCAGCAATGCCTGGTTGCGAAGAATTGTCGCTACATTTGCGTTCGTGCGTGCCAAGGCTGCGTATTTATCGGAAAGAGCCGCAACGCCTTGGTTGGAGATCGTGATTACTTTATCCATCGACTCGGCGGCGTCTTTCAGCGCATCCATGGCGTTCTTTCCGCCATTTAGCGAGGTTATTAAGGTGCCAGCGATAACCGAACCTAGAGCGATGACGGCACCAATTACAGCGCCGCTGGGGCCAAATGCGCCAGCAAGTTGTGAGCCCTGCTGAGCAAACGCCACCAAAGCAGATTGCCCGCCCTGCACCTGGATAATAAAGTCCTGAACCTGGTAACCGGCCTGCTGCATGCTGGTTTTCCAACTACCAGTGCCCTTGGCTCCATTTTCAACGCCAGTTTTCATGTCATACAGACGACCGGTTAGTTCGCCAATCTTCTGCTTTTCTTCGTCTGTCGCTTTTGAACCGGCGCGGAGCTGGGCAGCAAGAACAGCTGCACTGCGCGCGCCATTTTCCTGTGCCTCATCCAGTACAGCCAGCTGATTACCCAGCGCCTCGATGATTGATTCTGCACGGCTGAATTCACTACTCGCACCACCGGTACCGCTGCGGGCCTCTTCCATAGCGCGGGCAATGCCGCTCACGTTGGTGTTCAGCTTGCGCAGTTGGTTATCCATAGAGTTGGCATAACCAGCCAGTTCAGTAAACGCGGATCCGGCTTGGGAGGTGCTCTGGTCGAGGCTATTCATTCCCTTGCCAGATTGCTGAGCGGCTGCATCCAGCTTATCCAGAACATCAATGGCCTGCTTACCAGCAATCAGTAGGGGCTCGATCTCAGCGCTTACCGTATAGACGACGCTGCCAGCATTTTGTTCTTTTGCCATTGCTATCTCCGGGCAATAAAAAACCCCGCCGAGGCGAGGTTCTTGGATTTTTTTATCGTTACTTCATGGGTAAACTTGAAATGTAATCTGTTATTTCTTTTGCAGTTTCACATTGCTCTTTAAGTGATGCATCCATTTTTTCTTTGATTGCTTTATTGGCTTCGCAGGTATCATTCAGGTACGTAATGTTTTTTACGGCCCCCATAAGATTGTTGATGGCGCGCTCACAGACACCACGATCAGCATGGTCCTTGCAAATTACAGACGGGCCGCTTTTTAACGTGGTGAGAGCTTCGCTTTCAGCGAAAGCCGAAAAAGGCGCGAGCAAACATGCAAAAATCAAAACTGCTTTGGTCTTCATATCCCTATTCCCTATTGGTAAAAGTGGAAACATCCTACCCAGGAATAGCACAGGCGCAACGGCAAACGCTGATTTATTGATCTCAATCGACCGGGAACGGGAAAACCCGCCGGAGCGGGTTGAGTTTTGATTGGCTGTGAACTCAGCCGATTGGCGGACTTTTCCGCCGATTAAAATATCTTGCGTAAATCCACGTCATAAACCGCCATCCAAGCAGCGCGAGGCCATGACTTAACAGTGCCAAAGCGCGGATCTTCGACTTCATGCGGTTCAGTGTCATTCTCCCTGCACCACTTGCGGAGCGGCTGCCATTTGAATTTCTGGCCGAGCTTCTTCTCTACCGGGATGATGGCGGCATAGTTTTTGCCTTCACCGATGCGTTCTGCCAGCTTGTTTTTGGCGCGAACAGCGGCGGAGGCTGTTGCCATCGCAGTAACTTCACGTTTCTCAGAGATCCAGCGTTTCTCTTTGACGGCCCGATCGCGCTGCTCAGCGATGATGCGGTTCTCTTTCACTTTCGCCAGGAGGTCTTCCAGTGCGGCTTCATAGGTAAGAGGGATGCCTGCGGTTGGTGCAGGTCGGAAATATGAATCCTCCAGGCGCTCAAAGAAGGACCACGCTTCGTCAGTATCGACAATCTTCGACATCCTGGCAGCGCCTTTCTCCGTCCATAAAGTTAAAGTGCGTACTTTGGTGGAGATTTGTGAGCCACTGACAGTGGCTCGCAAATTTTTGAGGCCTGCGCCAGTCACCATGAAGTAGTGCTTCCCCTCTTCAAAGCGATCTAAGTTTCGAGAAAGATTCATACGGATGCTTTTCTCTTCACAACCATATCCAGAGGCCAGCATCTCCGTGGTAACAACACGCATACCAGACCATTCCAGCACAGGGAATGCTTGGGGATCGACATTACGCTCGTGAACTGCTAAATTTAATGAAGTCATTCGTTGATCCTTATGACACGTTTCATTGAAAGCCGGTAGCTCGAACTATCGGCTTTTTCTTTTTGCGCCATCCCATGCGCCCATCAGTGGATCATCCCCTTTTTATTCCCGGCTGCACGTAACAGGCCACCGCGAATACTGTAAGAAATCGACTTTGCTTCTATGATTCGGCCAACAAGCTTGGTCGCAACAGGTGATGCCAGGCTGCGAAGGGCTGGCTCAAGCTCTTCATGAAATATGTCCCAGACCTGGTCAAGCATGGCGCAGGCTGCATTTGCATTCTGAGCATACATTTCAAAGTCAAATCTCACCGGCACCGTTCCGTTTGCAACCTCACGATCCAGAATGTCAAGAACCCAGCGGCGGAACTCTTTGGCTTTCGTTGTGGTGGCGAACATGGCGATCAGGTGACACCCACGAAGTGAGAAAACGCGAACCGATTTTTCACGTAAGTCATTGTTTATTCCGTTGGTCATCATTTTGATGACCCGAGACATGCTGCCTGTAAACTCATCTGAATTGCGAGAATAAATGTTGGATACGCTTTTAGAGGAAGCGTAACCCAGAGCCTTGGCGATATCTGCTGACGTCAGCCAGATGCCGTCATTCACTGGTGCAGGCACTAAATCCATGCCTTGGAAGTTGTAATCTGATTTTGCTACAATATTCATGTCGATATTTCCTTTGCCGGATTTGTTCGATAAGAGGCCCTGACTATCGCAAGTAGTTGGGGCTTCGTCGTTTTTACGCCTTGATAAAGCCATCTTCCTTCAGGCTCCGTTCAATACGTTTTATAACTTCACTATTCAGTGAGCGACCTTCTTCTTTTGCTGCCTTTTTGATGATCTCTTTCAGGTGTTCCGGGAATCGGATACCAGTTGGCGGGATGACACGTGCTTGTTCCATACTTTCCTCTCCAGAAAAAACTACATAATGTAGATTTAAGATTACATCATGTGTCTATTATGTCAACTTCTTTTCCACTACATTATGTAGATTGAAGATAGCGAGGATGTAGCATGAAAGGTGCAAGCTTAATAGCTCCATTGGGGGTAAGAATTCCTGATGATTTGAAAGAAAAGATTCAGGCCCAAGCCAAGGCCAACGGACGCTCGATGAATGCAGAGATTGTGCAGATCCTAGAGGAGTCTATTAGTGGCAATAATTCGCAAACTCCAGGCGATCATGAAAAGCAGATTGAAGCGCTAAAAACTGAGATAAAAGTGCTTCACAGTTACATAGAAATTCAAAAAAGGTACTCAGAATTAGCAGAGGAGCAGATCGCCCTATTAAAACAGCATATCAAGACAGCCACTGGCTTCGATGTGCAGGATTATTTTAATAAGGTTGTTGATTACAAAGGAATTGCTGAAAAACATAACAAAAAGCCCACCTGATCACCCTTAACAGCATGCATCGCAAGGACGGTCGTCAATCACCGCTTCACTTTGTCCATGCCTGACTTCCAGTCTTCATCAGGAAGGTTGTAGAAAGATAGTTTTACCCGGCCGCTGAGCAGCGCCGAAATTGCCGCCTCAGTGAAAATATAAACCCCACGCAACCGCGTCGATAATTTTGTATAGGTTAAATCTATGGACAGACCACCTTTAAAAGTATCCTTTCCGTCTGATATTTCTGCAGCTTTCTGCGCCGCTCTTGTCGAAAATGACATTAGTTACTCCTCAACTAAAAAAAGTAGTGGTTTTCGCCAGGACGGATACGGGCTTGTAGTCAACAGCGCTGATCTGAAAGAGATTGTCATTGCCCTTGTCGAGTCCAAACCATTCTGGTGTGCGGTAGCCGGAGCGATATGGGCCTTCACCAAGAGGCATCAGCATAAGACCGTTTATGTCGAGAAGGATGGCTACAAGTTCAAGGCTTCTGGTATGAGCCAGGAAGAGCTATCTAAAACCCTCGAAGGAGCTACGAAGTTGATTATAACTGAGAGCAAAAAAGATTAGTGAGATAAGCCCACATGAGTGGGCTACTTCTGCTTAGCCCTTCTCGCAGCCTGCTTCGCCAGGTAGTCATCAGCAACCGCGTCGTACTCTTCGCGGGTGAAGCCCTTCTGATCGGGGTATTTCTGCGCCAGCATCAGCTGAAACTCGGTCATGGTCAGCGCCGCAGCCTCTTCCCGGCTCATGCCGAAGTGGCTACGCGCCGCGCTGATGTAGTCGAAGGCCTTAAACTCGTTCGTTGTTTCGCCTGACTCATGCCGCTGCAGGCGTCGCACACTGGCTTTACCTACGATGCCATGCTGCATAAGATGCTGAGCCAGCACGATGATGTCATTTCTCGGCATCTGCCCGGGCCGGTAAACAACGTATCGACTCCATCCTTTCCACTCACCTATCATCGGGGTGAGATCGTCATCACAGCAGGCCTGCATGATATGCATGCTCAGCGATAGCAGCCGTTCTGCAATGCGATTCATCGAAGGCGATAGCCAGTCCGGAAAGCGGCCAAGCGTATCAGTACAGAACTGGATGACGGCAGCAACATCACTACCGTGCACCGTGGCATACGCCTGAACAATCTCCGCCGGAGTGCCGATCCGCGTCATAGCCATCAGTGATGGTCTCAGCAGGTAGTCTTTTCCGCCTTCACGTCCATCACTGACAGAAAACTCGCCAATGTCGATTAGTGCTGTCATGGTCTTTCCCGGGTAACGATCATTATCAAGGGCAGCCGCGGCCACCCTTTGGAATGGCCGTTAGCTGACGGTAACGGTATGGGTTGCGACAAAATTGCCGTCTTCGGTGTTGATGACGATCTGCGCGCTGCCAGCGGCGACGCGGTTCACCGTGACGGTGGTGCCGGAGGCTGTAGCCGTGGCCTTGGTTGGATCGGTTGATGCTACGGTGAAGTTTTTGTTGGTTGCGCCGGTCGGAGCAATGTTCACCGTAAAGGTGCTGGTACCGCCTGCCGCGCCGGTGCTGGTAGCTGGGGTCACCGTTACGCCGGTCACCGCCACCGCCGTCACTTCGTTAACTTCGATGGTGCTGGCATCGCCCACTTTGAACTCGGTAGAGAACGTGACGATATCGTTGGTGCCGCCGTCAGAACTCAGCGCGTTGATGTTCATGTAGCCGATAAATTCTACCGGGCCGTAGTCCATGCGCACCCAGATGCCAGGCTGGCGCTTGGCTTTCAGCTCGTCAGCGAAATACTTGATGAACTTGCCGACGCCGTACTGATCCAGTTTATCCTTCTTGCGTACCTCACCTTCAAAGCTCAGGGTGAAGTCACTGTTGGTGATGATGGTTTCGACATAGCCGCCGCCGTCATCAGCATCTGAGGTTACCGAGTTCGGGTTGAAGTCGAAGCCTTTGGACGTACCTGCTGCCAGCGCCTTCCACTCAGACTCGAGTGGCTTGACATCCGGGCAGCCGTCAGCGACTTCCAGCACCACCGCGCCACCGAATAGACGCTCGTTAGAGCTAGGGCAATTAGCCATGTGAAACTTCCTCTTTGACTTAAAAAGAAAACCCGCCGGAGCGGGTCTATTTGGTTGGGGTAGTTATTCGCCGTAGGTGCAGGCGAACTGAAGTCGGAAGACTATCCGCCCTTCTGCTGTAAGCACCGGCGCAGGGATTGCGCCCATGTTCTGGATGTAGCCGACACACTCATCAGCCATGGGATTGGCCTGGACATAATCGACGATGCGTTGCACAGCATTGGCGGCGTCACCGCGCTTATCCTTCGCGCCGATTACATCGACGAGGACGTGATGTTCAGAGCCAAGGTCGTGACGGATGTTCGAACCACCGTTTGGCCGGAACACCATCACGGCCTTGGTTAGATCCTCCGGGTCGTCGTACATCAACTTCTGCACCGTAAATCCGGCTGTCAGGCCAGCATCACCGAACATGTTGCGCACCCGCTCATGCATCATGGGTGTCATAGCGAAAGCTCCTTGCGCATCACTGCATCGATAGCATCGCGCTCTTCGTTTGCTCCTTTGGTCAGGAACTGAGGTTCACCGTGCGGATCCCAGTAGTTACCCGTCCCGGTGCCGCCGCCAAACTCCTGCCCTGCTCGTGTGGTACCGAAGTGCGCTCGCGGCTGACCTTTCAACTTGCCGGACGCCTCGTGGACATAGGCCGCGTAGTTGGCCGAATAGCCGACGCGCCCGGTAATGATTACGCCACCCGCATCAATTTCCCTGAACTGGCTGTTCACCAGCGTAGAAGTATCGATGGGGGTGTAATAAGCGGCCCGGGCACCAATAAGAATCAGCGCTGACTGAATGGCACGGACAGCTTTCCGGCCCTGAACGTCGTTGATGATGTCGTTCAGGTGCTTTTTCGCCTGGCTGATGCCCTTCACTTTAATGCCCATGATCAGACTCCCGTCAGGATGGCGTAATCGTCCGCCACCCGCTCGAACGTGTCTGCGTAGCGGATAACCTGCCGCACCTCGTCAGCGCCAGCGGCAACCGGGTCAGTTTCCGTCGACTCTCCAATCAGCAGGTAATCACCGGCGTCGGCCAGCGCGTATTCCGTCCAGACGGTGTTCTTCACGACGATTTCAGTGCCCAGGTTGCCGATGCGCTTTGACAGTCCGCCCTCATAATCGACCATGATGGCTACCGGCGCGTCATAGCCGTTTATGGGGTCGCCGTTTTCATCCCTGCCGCCTGCACCCTTGCGCCAGATAGTGGCTTTGGCGGTGTAGGACCAGTTAGCCGTTGCTGACATTAGTCTTCCCTCCAGCGCAGCACCTTCGCGCCCGTCGCCCGGATGCGCTCACAGTTGATATGCCACTCGCCGTCCGATTTCACGTAGCCGGTAGTCTCCCGCCCGGTGTCGGTCAGCACCCAGACGCGGGTGAATGAACGTGGCAGCCGGACGCTTACGGATGTCCAGGTCATCAGCAGCCCCCGACAACCATAAACATGCCGACGCTGTTACCGGCGCTGATTGGCAGCTCCCCAGTGCAACCGCTGGTATCGAGACGGCCCAGCGAGTCGCGCAGCCATGTGATACTGTCGTCGCCATACTCAAACGAGCGTGACGCGCCAGACGGCGCACCCTGCGATTTGATGCGGCGCGCACCGGACGACGTAGCCATAAGCGCAGCGGCGTACATCAGGATCAGCTTCGCGGTGCATTCGTCATACCCCGCGCCATCGAGACACGGGATAATCTTGTTCACCACGCAGAGAATAGGCTCCAGCAGCGCCCCCGGGATGGAGTAACCCAATTCACCGAGGAACGCCTGCACGTCTGCCGCCGTGATTGGGTCAGCCATGGTTATTTGCCCTTCTTCGATTTAGAGGAGGATTCTGCCTGCTCTGCCTGCTCTGCCTGCTCTGCCTGCTCTGCAGGAGTATCGCCCGGCGTGGCGACTTCAAGCTTGCGATCACCACCGGATACGATTTCCACCAGGCCAGCGGCTTTCCACTTATTCGCGGTTTCTTCGCTGACTTCCACCTTTGCACCAACCTCCAGTTTCTGGAGATTGGCACCGGAGAAAAGGTTATCGCTAATCACTTTAACCAGTGCCATATCTCACCCCTTAGCTGTGTGCGTAGATGACGCTTTTCTTGCTGTTGATATCGGTCTTGACCATCAGGCCGGCAGCGCCCCAGGTGCGCCAGATGTAATCGCTGTTGTAGAACGGACGCGGATCGGCAACGGTGCCAAACGCCTGGCCTACAATCGGAGCAATCACGCCAGCGGTCAGCGGAACAATCAGGATCTGGTTGCCAGTCAGCTGAGCATCTTCTTTAATCGCGGCAATACCGGACAGCTTCAGAAGCTCCTGCAGGATGGTGTCAGACTGGTAGTTGTCGCTGAAGTAGCGCTCCAGGTTGGAGATGATGGCGCTCGACACATACCAGGTCTGCTCTGCGTACTGATTGTTGGTCAGCTTGAGCGTATCGCGCAACTTGATGGCCGCGTTGCGGATCTGCTCAGCGGTCGCCGAAGCACTGGTGAAATCGATATTCAGCCCAGATGCGCCCAGGTCCACCATCGCCACACGCTCGTCGTTCTTCAGACCCTTCCAGGTCTTATCATCAAACTTGATGTAAGTCCCTTCGGCGTCACGGTAGCCGTTGTAGATGTAATCCACATACTGGCGGCGCACTTCGTTGGTGGACTCGAACTGAGCATCAGAGATGATGTCGAACGCGTCCGGGTTGTTCAGGCGAGGCTCACGCCAGTGGAACTTGAAACCGGTATCGTGCACCGGAACCATCGTGCCGTCGTACTGGTACTGCACGGCATCCAGTGCGGCACCGATCTGACCGGACATGGAGGTGTGGGCCCACATGCGGCCGCCGGACTTGGCGTATTCGTACACGGTCTGGTTGATGCGCACAGAGCGAGACAACGGCATCAGGTCGTTGAACAGGGTGAACTCAGTGTTCGGCTGGAATTGACGCAGGACGGTCTGGTCAAACGCCTTATACAAATCCGCCGGAGAGCGCACCGCGTTAATGCCGTTCAGGTGGTTAACCGCATTGATGCGATCGGCCATCTCCTGCATAACGTTGATGCCCTGGTGGTTCAGCGCAGCATCGCGCTCCTGCGAAAGCATGCCGAACTGGTACTGGTTCACGGCCAGGTTGCCGGTCTTTTCGCCCAGCGATTTAGAATAAACAAGCATTAAGTGACTCCTTACTTAATCACTACGCGAATGAGGTCGCCAGCAGCGGCGGTAATGGCGCGTTCTTCGTCGCAATAGGCGCGATCGGCTTCGGTCCCGGCCTGTTTCTTGACCTGACCGTTTACGATTGAGAGCGCGTCGCCTTTTTTGTAGGTGCCGGCAGCAGCACGCACGTTCAGGAACATGCCCGGCAGCGGGTGAATGGCAACCAGCAGATCATCGACCGCATAGGTGTCATCCACCGTCTTGCAGCGCAGATAATCGTAATCAGCTGCGTAGATGATCGCCTTTTCGCTGCCGTCCACGGAGACTTTGAAAACGCCAGCGTCGAAGAAGCCCAGGGTGCCGGGCTTAACCGCAGTGGCGCGACCTTCACGGTTGAGGGTCGGGTTTGGGAATACGCCACCGGCGTGGATTACGTGTTTTCCGTCTTTAGCCATTTTTTACTCCGGCATTTCGCTGACTGACTGGTTATTGGTAGCCTGGCGGAATGCACCATTCAGGCCGGTTGAGGTCTGGCACTGAGCAAACAGCTCTTTCAGCGGCTCGCCATCCAGCGCGTTCACCGCGAGATCGGTCATGCCAAACTTGGCTTTCACCGCTGCGCGCTGCTCTGACTTCTCTTTGTCGGCGTTGACGGTCAGGCCAGACTTAACCGCCGCGAGATCGTCCGCGAATGGCTTAAACCATGCCGGGGCTTCCGCCTGGTTGTTGGCGCGCTCACGCTCTTCTTTCTCGGCCTTTTCGCGAGTCGCCTTCTCTTCAGGCGTTTCGGTTTTGGCGGCTGCTTTCTCTGCTGCCAGCTGGTTGTATGCGTCCATCAGCTCGGCGTCGGACTTGCCTTCGGTCGGCTTACCAGCGGCTTGCAGCGCATTGATAATCAGTTCTTTCATCGGATCGTTCTCTCCGTTGGTTTTAATCTCGTACTCAGTTGGTTTGCGCACGACTTCTACAGGCTCTCCGACGAATACGGCCTTACCGGCATCATCGATGAGGTACTTTTGCTTCAGGTATCTGGTGTCGTCCCGGTAGATGAAGCTGTCGGGCCACACCGTTTCCGGCCAGAGCCACTTATCTTCGCCCGCACCCTCGCGCAGCTTGGCGCTGATGGCGCGCTGGATATCGTCGAAGGAAAAATTGGAGGCGTTGGTGAAGAAGAAACGGGTTTTGTTGAGCATGCCTTCGCGGGTGCAGTCGGCGGCGTCGGCCAGGTTCGCTACTTCGATCTCCTGCTCATCGCCTTCGGCATTCACGAAGATGCCCACACCCTCATCCGGCGTTCCGGCACCAGGCTCATCGAGCAGCACCGCCACATGGTCGAACATCATGTTGGTAGCGATCTCGTTGTACTTTTTACCCTTCGACTCGCCGTTGGCGGCAATACCGGAATACAGCAGTCCGGTGGAGATGTGGATCGGGTCGGAGTTGGTGCCGGCCAGCATCTCGTCCAGTCGGTTGATGAGGCGCTTGCCCTTCTCGCTGGATTCGGCGTACTGGCGATTAACGTACATGTCGCCCGTCACCTTCCCATCTTTGTGGCTGACGTTCTGCAGCCAGGCCCCGACGTGGTACTCGTTTACCGCCTGGACATCGCGCGCCGAAACATGCTTGCCATCCACCTTCGGGTGGCCCAGCGGCATCGGGTTACGCTCGAGCGTGTTGTAGGCCTTTTCGATTTCAGCTGCCGGGTACAACTTCCGGTTCATCACGATATCGTCCACGACAGGCGTGATGCCGCGAACCACGATATGTGGCTTGCCGTTGACGGTTTCGGTGGTGATGTTTGAAGCGGAGTTGACGACGGTCAGCACGTTAACGCGGTTGCGTTTCATGCTGGGTCCTCGTTAGTGAAGTTTGTTTTTTCGCGCCTGGCGGAGTTGCTTCTTAGTGGGCTTAACAGGGAACCACCAGGACGCCTCGACATTTAGCACCTGGCCGCTCTCATACCTTAGCTCCACTGGCTTTGAATAAACCCAGCCGTGTCCATACAGGGTCGGATCGTACTTAAGTGTCCACATGTGGGCCTCATTGGTGGATTTCGGGCAATAAAAAAGGCCGCCGTGGCGACCTATTTGATGTGTTTAAATTCCCATCGGAATGAGCTGTAAATGTACTCTCCGCCATCCTCTCTATCGGTGAGTTTGGCGGTGATTTCAAACTGGCTGCCAATAGGATAAACCTTCACATCTGACAACTTTTTAGAGCATTCCACAGCCAGTGACGTGCTCGCCCATTGGCCAGGGGTGGGCCTGATATGCACCTTCCCCTTTCTACCCGACATGCTGGCGGGATAAAAGCTTTCAACAATCAACTTACGATACGGCTCTTCAGGTTTCGCCATAAATCCTCCGCAAAACCTTTTTTGTATCACGCTGCTTCGTCCAGTTTCCACTGCTGGCGCTCTTTCTTCAACTTATCCGCCAGCCCTTCATTGAATATGCTGCCGTCGTCGTTGAGCAGCACCGGGATCTGGCTGCAGTAGCAGTTGTACCGGTTACCGTTCTCGGCGTAGAAGTCTCGCACCTCTTCGGTGGTGTAAACCCTGCCATGACGGCTGGCGTGCCAGCTGCGCGTTGTGGGCTTAAGCGCTGACAGCCACAGCAGTCCGGTATTCAGCCCCAGCCGGTCAGCGGCCCAGTCCGTTTCGTTCCACTGAGCCTGCCGCAACGATCCGACCTGCTCGGTCTGGGCGATATTCTTCGCGCGAGACATGCTGACATCAAGGCGCTTACTGATGACGCTGGCCGCTTCCCGTGGGTTAACCCCGCGCGCTACTGCGTCGGTGATGATGCCTGTCAGGTCAGCTCGGGCAGCATCGCTGATCGCCTTCCAGTCACTGAACGTTGTCAGCCTGGCGGAGGCGATCTGGTTTTGATAACCGGGGCTGCTTAAAAGCTGCTGTAGCGTCGTCTGGCTGGCGTAGACCTGTGACTGCTGCGAGAGGTTGTTGAAGGCCTCCAGCGTCCCTCTCCGGGCCTCTGCTGCGACGTAATCCATCGCCCACTGGTTGTTCTCGCCACCGCCAAGCAGGTAGTCATCCAGGATGCCCTGCACCGCCTCGAGCAGCTCTGCCAGCTCCTGCGGGGTCATGTCGTAGATGAACTTCCCGGCGTTGACCTGGTAGAGCCTCTGGTCATCACCGTTGACGTGACACAGGAAGTGCCAACTGTGGCTGTTAACTTCGCGCTCACGCCCGGTCAGACGCTGGTCAAACAGCGCTTTCAGCGCGCGCTTGATGCCGAGATAACGCTCTTCGATATCCCGGAACATCGCAGTGACCTGCTTTGCCGATCGCGTCGGGTCAACTTTGCTGCGCGGAACTACCGGCGTCCCCACCTTCGTCTTTTGCTCCGGCGTCATCGGAAAGAGGATCATCGGTCGTTACCTTTTTGCCAGGATCTGGAGGCTTAACATCTTCACGAGGCTCAAGCTCTCCGGCCTCTCGCACTTCGTTCTCATCAACAGCTGGAGTGCCGTAGGCCTGCTGAGTATCCTTAGCGACTGCGGCCATTTCCTTCATGTTGGCAATCTTCTCTTTCTCGCTTGGAGCAAGAAGATCAGACCAGGTTAAAGTGATTTCTCCCGACTTCGGCGGCTCGATAACCTCCACTGTCCACAGGCGTTCGATGACTGCGCTGGCGCGGTCAGTCTGGAACCCGTTTCGGCGACCATTGCAGCGCTTGGCAAAGTCGTTTTTGTCCTGATCTGACGCAAGTCTTCCTGTCTGCTGACCAAACAGGATGGTGAATGGCATCTGAACTGAAGAGGAAAACTGGTTCGCTGACACTGTCCACGTTGGGCCAGGGTCGGCAGCGGCGACAGAGAGGACTTTCGCCTCGCCGTCCTGGGTTACCAGCGCGGAATCTGTACCAGAGTTAAGCTTCTGGATGGCGGCGTTTAGTGCCTCAGCCAGCCCTGAATATCCAGCTTTCTTGGCATCCTCCATGATTTTTTCAATCTTGGTGTCTTTCGACATGTTAATGCCGAGCTGCCGGCTGGCATTTTTCAGGAATCCTTCAGCGCTGCCGCCGGAGGTTTTAGCCATGTCCAGCAGGTCGTTATAGCCTGCACGCAAGAAAGGGATGCCAGCCAGTGAGGATTCATCCTCCGATCCCTCGCAAAACATGATGATACGTTCAGGGTGGATTTTGATGGAGCGCATCGGGCCGACAATATTGCCGCTATCGCCGACGGGTTGCTCCTGGAAATAATAGAACTTCGGCATGGCGTAATCAGGAGACTTCTGATCCTGCTCCAGCTCCCCCGGCTTAACCTGCGATTCCCATGCAGGAATCATCTTCACCAGGCCGCGCTCACGGGAATTACGCATTACGTCACGATTTACTGGCTCATACCATTCCCGGCTGTCTGCAAACTGCAGGATGAGAGCGGAATAGTGCCCGACAAGATTCCGTCGATCGGCATCTTTCACTTTTGCCCAGTACTTCTTCATGAGCTTGGTGACTTTCTTTTCCCATGGAGTGGTCTTTTTGGCCTTTTTGGTTTCGTCGCCATCCACGATTACCGGGCTATCAGACCAACATGCATCCAGAAGTTTATGAACCGCACCGAACGCAGCACCATTGCGCTCATACATGTTATAGAAGTGGTCAAAGTCGAGACGCTCAGGGTAGCCAAATTCACACCACAGATGGTGCCGCTTGGTGTTACCTGATTTGTTGAAGCCAGCCGCATAAAGCTGACGTGATCTCGAGACCTCGTTGAGGCTGTTCACAATGAGCCCAGCGAGGACTTGTATTTCTGTATCATTACTCACTGAGTTGTCCTTATGTGAAGAATATCGCCCCAGAACGGCGAGGAGAGTGCAGTACGCGGTAGCGGGTGGCGTCCCAGTCGTGGTCTTCCTGCTGGGTATCTACGTCATCAGGGTTTTTGCTGTCTCTGACCAGCACGGGTATGCGACTAATCCAGCCACGGCAATGCTCGAAAACGTAAAATGCAGGCTTCTCAGGAATGCCAGATTCCAGCTTTTTGCCCTCAACGACTGCCTCAAGCATGTCAGCGAAAACCGAAGCCCCGTTTACTCGCGAGCCTGGCTTTTTATTGGCTTCAAGCCATTCCACACCCTGATTTTCCATTTTCTGTCCGATCGACAATTCATCGTCACCGGTATTGAAGATGGCGCTATCCGCCGGGCCGGGGATAACTTCAGAGCATATGCCCGGCATTATGTTCAGTTGCCCCTGAGTGACACCATCGAGCTGGATCTCTTCCGGCTCGTCGACATCATCGCCTGTCAGCCGCTTATCAATCCACGCCACGCCCTTAGCGACATTGGTAGACGACATATTCAGGCCTTTGTTCAGCTCGTCAGGTGGGCAGCCATACCATTCGCCAATCAGGATCAGAGACCCGGCAGGCGGGCAGAACTGGCGACCATCTGGCAGCTCGGCGGCAGTGCCATCAGCCTGTGCCCACCACAGGTTAGAGAACGGCTTCGACTCGCCCCAGTCATGAGAGCGGTCAACGGTCCAGCTATCCGGTATGCGGAACGGCTTAATGACGTGCAGGGACTCATTCCACAGGTGGTCAAAGCGCCCGCCGCTGGTCACATCCCATGAGCCATCAACCCACGCTTTACGCCGGTTGGGGTCTTTAATTGCCATCAGGGTCGCGATGTACTGCGGGTCAAGATAAGGGTTCTCTTTAAACGATCCGTGGATAGCCACGCGGGTCAGCGTGATTTCCTCTTCGCGCTCAGTCTGGGGGTTGAATACCATTTGCCTGTCGCGCTGCACGGTCCCGCGAGGCGCTGGCTCAATGAAGCGCTTCTTCACCCAGGTGTGCCCGATGCCAAACGGGTTGGTCGTACTGAACGTCTCCAGCGGGATAGGCCTCAGTAACTTGCCATTATCCAGCGGGTAGTTTTCCGGCCGGAAAGATGAGCGTCGGCAGGAGAACATCATTTCGTAGAACTCAGGAGACTGTTGTTTCGTCAGTTCGTTAAAGCCAATGAAGGGGAATTCCTGCCCGTGGAAATCCCAGTAGTCGTCAGCCTCTTTGCCGAAGCGAAAGAGAAGCTCCTCGCCTGTCGGCCACACCCAGCGCAATTCACTCGCAGATGACAGGTATCGAGCGCCATCGTTGAACAGGCGAAACATACGCTTCGACTGGGTGATGATGTCGGCAAGGTTCTTATATTCGGTGTCGAAGATGACGCCGCGCCAGAATGAGCCATAGCCTACGCCGACATTGCGCCGGAACCTGGCTAACTGCGCGGCAGTTTTACCCGGGCCGCGAGTGCCCTCGAAAAGAATTTCGTTACACGGGCAGCTCAGCGCCAGAGACTGAGATCCGGGCAGCGGCTTCCATACAGCTTTGTAATTCATCCACCGAGCACCCCGTCCTGTTGTTTCTGCGCCGCCGCTTCCCAGTCGTCCACGTTATCGCTGGTTGGTACCAGCATGACGTTGTGCGTGACCTCTTTCGTTTCAGCCTTGTTCTCGATGCTGTACGCCTCACGCTCGAGGCCGATCAGCGTCTTAAGACTGTCGCTCAGGTCTTTCATGGATTTAACTCGGGAAGGCAGGCTGATAATTTTGTGGTACAGATCGTTGAGCTTATCCACTCCCTTGTCATCTTCACGGCGCATCAGTTCACCGAGCTGCTCAAGCGCGGCCACGTCGCCACACTCTCCAGCCAACTCATCGAATAGCGTGTTGGTAAGTTCGCGAGCCCGGCGGATATCACCACGATGCTCCATTCGAACAGTGGCGATTACCTCTGCCGTCGCCTCGATTAGTTGCCGCTCTGAAATAGTGCTTTCGGTGGCAACCTGCCTGGCAACCTCACGTTTGGCAACCAGCGCATCTGCCTTTGCCTGGACTTTGGCTTTTAGATCTCGCTCCCATCCATCCTTTTTGGCTCTCTTGCTGATTGCCTGGTGAGAGATGCCATATTTTCCGGCTAACTCCCTTACCGATAGCACTCCAGCCCGGTAAGCCGATTCGATAGCCTCCCAGTCCGGTTTGCTCATTCGTTACTCCGTTCTTTCCTGTGCTTTGCTCTTTGCCTTCAGGTAATCGAAGGTCATGTCGAGAAGCAGGATGCGTAGCGCGTCCTCCTCTGAGATACGCGGACTAAACTCACTCACCCTTCGCTGCAGTTCCTCAAGCACTTCTTGAGACCGTGCGACGTGTTCCTTCATATCAAGGGTTATCGTGATCTGGTGAATGTCAGCCATAAAACCTCTTTATCCCCTACAGGGCATATTTACGATTTATCCGCTCAGGGGGATATCCATTATCAAGCCCACCCGGAGATGAGCTTTGGAATGGAAAGCCGTTGTGAAAGTGGCTCTCGAAGCTATTTTTGTAGCTTAGGCCGCCAGACGGTGCTGTTCTTCGATAAGTGGCTGTCGGTGATTGCGCTCGAACATACCGCGCAGCACCTCTTTCCTTTGCTCGAAGTCCCACCCCATGCTGATAAATACCGTGTTGGCGCGCTGTAGCTCGGTGATGCAGTGAATTTGTTCCGGCGTCAGGTAATCGCGGATCGGCTCTTTCTTCCCGATTTCGTGATGCACGCGGAACTTAGCCGACGTCATTCCCAGAGCCAGCCTGTTAATCAGGTCGGCCTCATTGGAGAAGTGATGTGGGGCGATCTGCTTACCCTGAGACTCTCGCTCATGCTTGATGGCGTCGGTCATAGGCTTGTACTCCAGGCGTGCGGAGTTGCGGTCCATCTTCTTCTTAGCCAGCGCGCTGCGCATCGTGAAGAATTCAGCCACCAGACGCTTCTTGAAAGCCCGGACAACTTCGTTGTTTCGCATGTAGGTGATCAGCAGCGTGGTTTGCTGCTCGTTTAACAGTGCCACCCTTTGCTTTTGCTTGCCGCCCTTTGTGTCCAGGGTGCGGATTTCAAATCCGACCCCTCCAAACTCTTCAAGGTCACTTTTGTTACGGTCAACAAGCTTGATGATGGTGTCATGGTCTCGCCCAACACCTTCGGCGATGGCGGCAGTATTGGTTACCAGGTCGAGCTTCTTGATTTCAACTAATTGCATGGCGATGTTCCTTTAGAAAGATGAGCCTGTTCGCACAGAAAAGCCGCCCCGAGATGGTCGCCACCATATACGGCAGTTCTCAGGCTCAGCTTTCTGAAAGACTCGGGATTGTTATGCGCTGCGATGCGCGTTTTTACTGCGGACATAAAAAAGCCCCGCATTCGCGAGGCTGATGTTGCTCTTTGCTGACAACTAATTCTTCGTGCGGGGTGTCATGGCAGCTGAGGCGAGGCTCCGTTATTTCTCTATGCTTAAAGTCCAGAGGAGAGACTGTGTCAGAGCCTCATGGATGAGGTTCTATACTTGCGCAGTTCGCCTGCCATGATTTGTTGTGCGCCAGGATGTCTTTCTTCGTCTGCTTATCCAGCACATCAATATCATGTTCGGTCAGGTAGATTGGCTTTACCCAGTCACAGGCAGTATCAATTACCACCGGGGCGCTTCCACGAGTCACGCAGCTCACGATCAACATCGTCATCAGGCATATGGTTAACAGTCTGCTGAACATTGCTGGCCTCCCTGGTAACTTCGACGCGACGCTCTGCAGCTGCTTTGGTGACAGCGGCGTTCTCGTCGGTGCGTTTCTTTTCTGCCTCTGCTTCGGCCCTTTCCCGGCCACGCATACCGCCAAGACCAAATGCGGCCAGTACCAGCATGATGGCGAGCCCGATTCCAGCCAGGATGGTTTTCAATTTGGTCATAGGCTTACGCGCTCCCGGATCCAGCCATAGATAAACGACTCGTTAGCCGGGCGCTGCTCTGCCAGCTCGAGGTATCGCTGGCCCTGGCTGCAGTTCAATGCGCGGAGCAGTACGATCTCCCCTTCACTACCGCGTTTCGCCAGGAAGGATTTCAGCGCGCTGATGCTGCGCGGGCCAATCTGACCGTCGGCGATCAGGTCGGGATAGAACTGCTGCTGGTTATTTAATACGTTCAGCCAGCGCTGGAACCATTTCACCTGTACCGATGGCCCCATGTTCACGCCGGTGTCGCAGAGTTCAGCGGCAATAGATGGGGAAACAGTGGCCACCTGGTCGAAGCGCGGGCCATACCAGTAATCAGCCTCGAGGATTTCCAGAGCCTGCTCGCGGGTCAGGTTGCGCATATCACCGGAATAACCATGAGCGCGGGCTGTCGCCTGGGTAATGCCCCAGTTCGTCGGGCCGCCTTTATCTTTCGGGTGATTAACGTAACCTCCCTCTTTTCCGAGGATGGCATTGAAGATGTCGTCTTTGGTCATTGCCCGGCCTTCTGGAATACTTTTGCGAGATTGCCGCGGGAGCGCCACACGGCGATGCAGATAGCGATGTTCAGCATCAGCTCTCCCGGATCGACCTGCAGATATTTGCCGTAGAGAATGCGGAATGAAGTAAATCCAGCCGCCAGAATCATCATGTACGCCATCCATGCCACAGCAGGACGGTGTCGCTTCCCGCTCTTGCTGAAGAACAACAGCCTGATGGCGATAAGCGCGCAGATAATGGCGTTTACATCAAGAACGATGGTTTGCCATGTCATTGGCCTTCCTCCTCCAGTCCCGGCATCTTCCCCCGTTTTGATTTGGCGAGAATGCGAAGCAGGACTGCGACAGAGATGGAAGCGGAAACCAGCGCGCCAATGTTCGGGGATACTTCGATACTCACCGGCGGCTGCAACAGGCCAAGGGCGGTGTTAATCACCCCGGCCAGTATCTTCGCCATCGGTACCGAGAAGAATACCCCGCCGACAAAGCTGATGACGGCGAACAGGAACTGCTTCCACAGTTGGTGTGGATCGGATGTCAGAACGTACATTGCTGCGCCAGCCAGCGCGCACAGCATTACGCCGGGCGTTGCCTCGGGGAACAGAGATGCGAACGTCACTCCGATTGTTGCGGACGTTACACCGCCAGCAATGGTTAGAGGTTCAGACATAGGTGGTCCATGTGTAGAGAAGGCCGTCAGACACGAGGGCTACGTGGCATCTGAGGGTGATTGTCTGCGGCCTGAATAAAAAACCCGGCGGTACCCGGGAAGATGGGAGCAACGTTGAGCTTTCGCTCTTATGGTCCTGGGTAGGATATCCAGATACGAAAAAGCCCCGGCGATTAACCGAGGCTCTTTTGTGTAATTCAGTCGACAACCAAAGCTATGGCGACGATATCAGATTTACATGAAATATATGCGTTTCAATCCAGCTTTGCAAGACTTATGTCGTAATTTGCTGCCTTTTGTTGTGAACGTGATCGCGTCACTTGCAATAAAGCACCGCTATCAAGACGCAGGAAAATGCGTTTCATCTCCACCCAGCGATCGGTGAACGTCTCAGACCAGTTCTTTGCGGTTACACCGACCAGTTCAGCCAGCTGCTTATACTCGTATGCCTCCCGCCCGGCCAGTTCAGCCTTCACATCCTGCGCCGCCAGCCAGATTAGCGCCTTCAGCCGGTCCATCGTCTTGCCGGCCACCTTCCTGGTTCCCAGTTGCTCCCTGAACTCAGCCCATGCCCACTGAGTGATCGCCACCTGGTTCTCCCAGCGCACGTTCTCGCTGTAGTTCCAAAGCAGCCACGCCTTCTGGTGCTCATCCAGCGACAGCACTGCGCGACGCCACGACGCGGTGGAGAACTCGACCGGCTGTACCAGAGGAATGTGCGACCCCTTAGCGCGGGACTGCTGCCCGGGGATCGGCGGATTGCTCGGATTGACCATCTTCCCGTTCGCCGGGTTAATCACCTTCACGCGGGAACGGCTGCGCGGGGTGGCAGTGAACATGGCGTTTTCAGCAAAGGCGACCAGCTGGCCTTTAGTTGCACCACTCAGGTCAGCGGTCGCCACCATGAGCTGCTCACGTACGTATTGAAGATACTGAATATTCACGCTGCAACCCTCTCTGGCTGTTTGGTTTTTGTCTGGCTGTGCTTTGCTACTGGCGGCATCTTGGCGCGCATGACGCTTTCGGCCTGGTATTTAGCTATTTGCTCGCGGGTCATGCTGGCCTCCGGTTCCATGCGCGGATTGCATCTCGCTTAGTTGGGTAGGTGTCTGTTATCGGCTTAATAAGGCATGGCTTGTTCGCGCATCCCGCATAGACACCATCAACATCAGATACTAATTCCGCTTCACCGCCGCAGAATGGGCAGTTGAGCAGCGATGCCCAGTGCGGCAGTTTGAGGTCGTAAATCATGCTGCCTCCTGCTGTTTGAGGGCGCGAAGTTTCGCCCTGGCGTCAGCGCGGATGCCGTCCAGCTCTTCGCGGGTGTAACGGTGGGTTTCGTTGTTGGATTCCAGCGCCTGCACTTTCTCTTCGCCGATCAGTTCAACCAGCGCAGCTCTATAGGCCTCGATATTTCCTGACTTATGAACGTTGCAAGCTGAGCACTGCAGCCAGATATTGTCCGGGTTAAAGCGGAGCTGCGGGGCGGCGGCTGTGGTGCGGTAGTGGCCTGCATGCCATGCAAAGGCGGTCTTCGTTCCGCATGAGATGCAGCCATACCCGGCAGCCAACAGCATAGTGCGCCGCCAGTCGTTGACAGCGCGCTGGGTCATCTGCAACCAGTGGCTGAGTGGCTTAACTGCCCGGCGTCGTTCTGCGTGGCTCCGGCGAGACTCCTGCTCCTTCCGGCGTTCATCCTTGATTCGCTTGGCCGCCTCTTTCACCTTCTGCTTAGCTCTCAGCTCCATCGCGTAGATAGCGCCGTGAGCTGGGCAGCACCAACGGATGTTGTCGTATTGCGGGGTAAACTTCTCTCCGCATACTTTGCACTTGCGGCGGGCTGGCCTACGCATGGTTTCTCCTTGCTGCCAGGCGCAGCCATTTCTGATCGACGAGACGGGCGGTGTAGCCCTTGAGGGTTGGAATTTCAGATGGCTTGAGTTCCGGCTTTCGCTTAGTTCGATTCCGAACCCGGTAGATTTCATTGGTGATGATGCGAGCGAGAGGACTAGCCATTACGCCTCCTGCTTATCGCGCAGCTGCTGATATTCGCAGCCGTTCGGGATAGTCAGCGCCAGGCCAAACTGAGCGCACCACGCTTCGACTTTGCACAGGAAGATATGCATCTCTCCGGTATCAAGCTGAGACGTGTGGCGAGGCTCCCAGGTGGTTTCTTTGGCGCCGGTGATAAAGTCGGTGTAGGTGACCTCTTCGCAGCCGAGGTAGGTCTTTTTGAGGTTGCGCTTAACCCACTCAGGGGTAGCGTCAGTGCGGCCGGATTTAATCAGGTATTTGCTGATTTCCTGGTACCACATGTGACTGAGTGCGTTCTGCGACAGGCTACGTTTCTCGCGCCACTCTTTGACCTGCAGGCGCAGAGGTTTGCCGGTAGCGAGTTGCTCTTGCAGCATCTTGCCGATAGCCGCGAAGTTGCCGGAGTGCAGCTTGATGCCGCATTGAGGGATGTTCATACGCCACCTCCGAGAGGTAACGCAGAATGCAGAAAATCGCCGGTGCATTTCTGCATCGGTGACAGGTGAAGATGTTCAGATTGTGGTCGCATATAACGTCCCCATTATATGCGCAGGGGACACCGGGTGTTCAGGCCGGTGCGTTGTTATTATCGCTCGTTGAGTCTGAATTATCAACGTGAGAAAAGGCCTCCGGAGAGGCCTGATTGTTACTCATTGGCGGCGTCGGGTTTCTTGAAATTTGCTTCGATGGATTCACCCAGGCGCTTCAACCAATCAGCCAGTTTTAGAGCGGCCTCCTCAGGTGTTTTCTGCGGCGGAAAGTCGGTTATCACGATGCAGGCATCATAGTTACCGAATGCATCCCGGCTGATTGCCAGGCTTTGCTCCAGCACGGTTTGCTGATTGCTGTGCTTGACGTAGTAACGGGCTTCAGATGTGCCACTGCTTCTCTCTTTCACGTAAGAAACAAGCTCTACCTCAGTGGTAACTGTTTTGCCGTGCGAATCCTCAATGCGCTTCAGCATTTTGTGGAAGGTGTCAGCCATTGTCGGCCTCCTGCTGCGGTGCTGCTGCTGATACTGACGGGACTCTTCAGCCAGGTCTACGTTATAGCCCCTCACCTCTTCGAGGTGATTTTCTGCGGCTTCGGCTCTTCTCCTTAACGCCTCGCTACAACCCTCAGCTCTTCGGATTGCCAACTCCAAATGTTTATTCACCGCATCTGCGCCTTCCAGCTCATCCAGCAGCGCCAGCACGGTGGCGGGGTTGGCTAAGGCAATGAACTCGGCTTTTGGGCTGGATGTTCCAACAACTTCGCACTCACAGATGAGGTCAGCAATTGGCAGGCCATCCACTTCATACTCTTCCGTTAGTACTTCCCCGCCACCGATGTAAACCCACTTTTCGGCGCCAATTTTCACCGCTGCACGAAGCAGCGCCTGTTTGTTGATGTTGCTCATTTAGCTGCCTCCTGGCGAAGTTGGGCTGCATCTTGGCGCTCCGGGAAGGCCCTTGATAGGCCATCATTTGCGAATTCACCATGGGCTTCTTTTCTTTTTCTCATAACCGCCTCTTTCGCCTCTTCCAGACTTTTGAAGTTGCCAACATTGATACACTTTCGTTCGTGCCAAAACTTTGCTGCCCAGGATTTTCTGCGCTTATCCCAAGTGACTCCCTTAACGCCTGATGTGTTATTAGTCCTTAGCAGTTCGTTGTGACAATTCTGGCTTGCGGTTACCTGCCGCAAGTTGCCTATACGATTGTCTTGCCGATTCCCGTTAATGTGATCGAGGATGCCAACAGGGAACTCTCCAAACTCATGAAGCCAAGCAAGTCGGTGTCCTAAATAACATTTCCCATCAACTTGAATTTGGACATAACCGTTTGGCTTTATGGAGCCAGCCAGCATGCCTTTGACTGCATTGCCTGAGATCGTTTTAATTCGCCTAATTTCGCCAGTGTTTGGGTCGTAAGTGAGTAGTTCTTTCATCCGCTCGCGAGTTAGCATTTGTCACCTCGCTCTTTAAAATAGGCGTCGGTGGCCGGGGTTTGCACATCGCACATGAACTCAAGAGCAGTATCGCCATCCCCACCATTGAATTCCCAAGCCGAGGAATAAAACTCGATGCCCGGCCAGGTGGCGAGCTTGTTCATTTTCTCATTCAGCCCCGCATTCTCAGCAGCCACCTGAGCCAGCCGCGCATTGCATGCTTCCATACCATGCTTATAGCAACCGGCATCAATCTGGCTCTGCTTCAGTTCAGCAGCCAGCGCAGCGCACTTGGCCTCAGCCTGCTCGGTTGCGCCCAGCCATGCCTTGTATGCCAAATGAATGCCAAATTGCGAATAGCAGTTACGCCGATCATCCCACTCGAAGTCACTGCCGTGGAACCATTGCTCTGCCGCCATCCACGCTTCGAATTGTTCTCTGCTCATACTTCCTCTCTCCCGCACCTGACTGATGCCAGGCACTGATTGAATAGGTTGTTAAGAGGGTTGGCTATGCTCATGCTGGAATCCTTCCCCACACCATCAGAACGCGCTTCATGGCCTCGCTCTGGCGGCATTCCTGGCAGATCACATTGCTGTCGGTACGCTGCACTAACGCCGATTTACCGCGGGTAATTTCGGGGATGGTGTCTGGTGCGTAGCGCATGCCGTAACTGGTAAGGCTGTACAGGCGCTGGCCGTGTTTGCCCTCGAAAGCTATCAGGTCGTCAGCCAGCAGGGTGCTCAGCGGCCCGGATATCTTCTTGGTGGTCATGCCCAGCATTGATGCCAGCATGACGGTGTTGATTCCAGGGTTGTTGCGCATCGCCGCCAGTAACTGCTCTCGGATTGTCATGCTCATGATTTCGGCCCCCTCAGCCCGTGCTTTTCGCGAATCTCCGCCAGCCTGGCCAGGCTTTGCGATCTGCCCAGTGGTTTTCCACCCAGGATCGGGAGTGTCTTGGTAGGCGCTGGAATCACCTCCCCGGCGTTTATCCGGCTTGCCATGAGCGCCAGCTCACCGGCAGCCCTGCGGCGCAGCTCGGCGTCGCTCAGGTCGTTTGCTCGCATGTTCTGATACAGCCCGGTGATCATCCAGTACTGAGCATTCGACTCCCACGGGTATGACTCGGCATCAGGGTACAAGCCCCGATCGCGGCAGTACTGGTAGACCTGGCTTACCAGCTCGTCAGCAGTTGGGAGTCCGGCGACGCTTGCCATCTCCGATTTGCACCAGGCGATGAACTGTCCGGGCGATGGCAGGAAAGGCTTCTCCTGTCGGCGGGCAACGCGCATCCCGGCGGCAACCTGCTCCATCGTGCTGATGCCGTTCTCACGGAATGCCATCACCCACTGGCGGCGCAGTTCGTTCATGTCTTCCTGGCTGCGATTTGCGACAGCCGCCGGAAATGTGGCCGTGAGTTGGGTAAACACGCCATTGATGACCTGCGCCACCCGCTCAACTGGCGCTTTGTCTTCGTACTGCTCTGGCAGGCTGTGCGCTACGCGGCGCATCTGCTCCCGATCGAAATTGTGCATCTGCTCGGCAAGGCTTTTCATAGGTCCACCCCGTGTATCCAGTCAGTGTTGTTCATGTCGATTTTTGGCTTACCAGAGGCCGGCGCCGCCGCCTGCTTGTTGCGCTTGATATCCAGCTGAGTCCACTTGTCACGCAGCGTTGACGGGCATAATACGTTGCCCTGCCAGAAGCTGTCGTTGCAGGCCCACTTGAACAGCTGAGCGATTTCTTTGTGCGTCCGCCCGTCTCTCTCGCGCATCAGGCGAATATCGTTAGCCCATCCCGCCCAGGCAGGTTGCTTTGCAGATGGGGCGATGCGCTGGACTTCACTGAACAGCCACTCGGCGCAACGGAGGTCTTCAGAGGTTCCCCACTTACCGCCGCTCTGGATTGCAGCATCAGGTTTCAGAACAGGTAATTTCTTCGCGGGCTTGTCAGAGGATTCGTCAGAATTCTCGGACGTAGAGGTTTTAATGTTTTTATTATTGTTATTACCTTCTTGTTCATGATGTGCGGATGTATGTGCGGCTCCATGTGCGCCTTCATGTGCGGCCACCACCTTCAATCCCGCGCCATTACTGGCCTCGCCATGTGCGGATGTATGTGCGGCTCCATGTGCGGATGTTTGTGCGGGTAAATCGTCGTTTTTTTGAGCATATTCGGCATAATTCGTGATGGTGATCACTCTGCCTTTTTGCTTCTCCCCCTCGATGGTGATCATCCCTTCTCGGACGAAAGTCGCCAGCATCCGCTCTACCGCATCCCGGCTTGTTGGGTTACCCTTCCTGTCGCATAACTGAAGGCCTAAATCAGCCGCTGTGACTACCAGTTGACCGGGTTGAAGATTCCACTCATGCCCTTTAAAAAAGGCTCTGAAAGGCTTTCTTGCGGCGTTAAGAAGCAGGTTCTCCCAAAGGGTTCTTAGGTAGACATCTTTCGCCCACGCTTGCTTCAGGACGCTCCGGTACAACGGGATGTAGCCAGACTTCTGGTTTTCCATCCTGTTGCTCCTGAGTTGACCCGGGCCAGCGCCCGGGAATTTAAGGATTTCTGCTGTGTTCACGCTTCCTCCCAGCCGCTGGCAGCTAGCAGCGCCTTCTGTTCCTGCAGGATGGCCAGCACTTCGGTTTCGTTTTTGGCGTCGATGTACAACACTGGATTGCCGTTTTCTGCTTCGCCCGCCTGCGAATCGGCGAGAAGTTCAGCAAGACGACGAGCTTTGGCAGCGCTCAGTTGCGGCAGAGCAGCACTGCGGGTGAGTTTGCTTTTTCCTGCTGCCTTGGCCTTATCCATCTGACGGGCCGCTACGGTTGGTGCGTGAGCGCCATGCTCCCGGGAAAGGGCCACCGCAGTGGAAGCTGAAACCTCACCGGCTTTCACCATGTCGATCAGCTCATCGCCGCAGGAAAGGAGTTGCAGGTGGTGATCGACATCGCCTACCGATCGCTTCACCATCTTCGCGATTTCAGCCGGGGTGCGGCCCTGATTGACCAGGCGCTGGTAAGCCGCAGCACGCTCAAGCGGAGACAGCGCTTTGCCCTGGCTACTGGTGATCATGAAGGCGATGCGATCTGCTTCAGACCCGATAAAGTCTTTGCACTCGATACGGGCCACCTCCGTTCCAGCTGCTGTTGCAGCCAGCGCGCCGTAGTAGCGGTGGTGACCGTCGATGATCTTGATGCCCTGCTCAGTGACCTGAACCGCCAGGGGAGGAACAAACTCACCGGCAATAAACGCATCTCGGAACTCTTCAACATGAAGTTGGTCAATTTCGCGAACGTTAAAGCCCGGTTCGACGTAGATTTCTGACAATGGAACCAGAAACGTTTTCTTCACAGTGGTCTCGGTGCCATTCTTGTCTTTCTGCTTGTAAAGCTGGGATAGTGAACTCATAATTACTCCTGAATAATTGTGTTGTTGACGTGACACAGTGTTTGGAAGGCTCTTGAAGTTACCGCTTCAGGAGCTTTTTCTTTTTTGGTAGTACCCATCACATAACTCCCAGCATTGAAGTCACCATCGTCATCAGCGGGCCTACCTGGTCCGGCATGAGGCGGAACATGGCAGCAATACCCTCGCTTACCTCTTTCAGCTTCTGATGCTCTGGCGCGTCCAGCATGATGGCTTGCTTCGCTTCCGAGACCTCCTTCTCAGCTTCTGCCAGGCGAGTCATCTTGCAGTCAGCGCCAACCAGTTTTGTGCGGTACTCAATCGGCAGAACGGCCATGATTGCCGGTGTCAGCTGGCGCACGTTCTCGCGGTACTGCTCGGAGTCGAAGCGGTTATCGAGGAAGCGGAACAGCTTCTGGCGCTGCCGGTTAATCTCTACCGGGAATGTGATGTCACAGCCGCCTTGAGACCGGTATTCCTCGATGATCCTCATCGCGACATAGTCCTGCCCTTCCGCATATCCCCATGCACGTACTGCGTTGCGAATAGCCTCGTGGTTATCTTCTTGTTTTTGCTGAGCGCGATTTATCATCACGCCCGGTGAAAACCCGATACTCTGTTGATAAGTAAGTGATTGCATGTTGTTACCTATTAAGTTGAATTAGTCATCACGCACCAGTTCGTGCGCTGTTGAATTAGGTGCCACGTTATCGGTGGCTCAGATTGGTAAAGAGCGGCGTTACTTAAGAGTCGTTTTTCTTATTACTTGGGAACGGGCGAACTTCTTCAGCCTCAACATTCCCATCGGGAAGAACAGTCACGAAAATGTTTCTTCCGGCGCGGATAGCCTTGCTAATAGCGCACTGGATAACTCCAAAATCACTGGCAGTTTTCGCCTGTCCATGGATTTTGGCGTAATCCGCAAGTGTCATACGGTTCATGGTTACACTCCGGTTAGTTGCCATGAGAGAAGAATACTACAGGTATTTATAAACATCAATATGGCAGGTATTTTTAAAATGAATAGCGCTAGTATTACAATGTCTGTCATGGAGACAAAAAAATCCCTGACGACAGAACAGCTTGATGACGCCAAGCGGCTGAAGGCTTTGTATGAGTCGAAAAAGAAAGATCTGGGCGTCACTCAGTACACCATCGCTGATGAACTGGGCATTACCCAGGGCGCGGTTGGGCACTATTTAAATGGCCGGAACGCGCTGAATGTAGATGTAGCATCCGGGTTTGCCAGATTGCTGCAGGTTTCAATCTCTGATTTCAGCAAATCGATCGCTGCAAAGGTTGCCGAGCAGGCAGAGAGCCTTAAAGGTGAATCTAATGTAAGATACATCGGAGAACATAAGCCAGGTAGGAGATACCCAGTGCTAAGCAGCGTACAGGCTGGATCGTGGTGCGAAGCATGTGAGCCATACACTCTTAAAGATATTGATTTATGGCTTGAGTCAGACGCTCACATTCAAGGCGATGCATTTTGGTTAAAGGTAGAAGGCGATTCAATGACGGCTCCAGTTGGCCTTAGTATCCCTGAAGGCACATTTGTGCTTTTCGATACAGGCAGGGAGGCAATAAATGGCAACCTGGTGGTCGCCAAGCTTTCAGACTCCAATGAGGCAACGTTTAAGAAGTTAATCATTGATGGTGGCCAGCATTACCTGAAAGGGCTTAACCCAGCATGGCCTTTAATACCGGTAAACGGTAACTGCCGGATCATCGGGGTAGCTATAGAAACAAAACTGCGCCTCGTATAGTAAGCAAATCAACACCTTCCAGCCCGACTTCCATGTTGGGCTTTTTTATTTTCACAATCCCTCAAATCCTTCAATATAAAATAAATACCTCGAATATTCATCACGTTACGACTTTTTTGGGAAAAATGAATACCCAAAGTATTTACATATTAAAATACCTGCCGTATTCTTTACCCCATCAGCATGACGCACTACCGAGACAAGGATTCAGTCTCACGCTCTTTAACTTCGATGATGCGCTGACAAAGCGCGAACAGATACCAAACGAGATGGGTTTGGGGTGTGGTGAGTCAGAGATGACTACTGCGGTATATGGGTGATAGCGGGCTCGAAAGGCTGACTGTGTGACACGTTCGATTCGTGTAGCCGCAGGAATGCGCACACCACACCACCAAAGCCATTTCATATGAGGACTAAATCATGACGGTTATCGTATACGGAAAATCTGCATCAACTGGTAACGCTAAAACTCGCCGTCATGAGCGGCGCAGAAAGCTCGCAATGGAGCGCGACGCTATCGGCAATATCATCGACTCAATTTTTGGCTGCGATGCTCCTGACGCTTCTCAGGAAGTATCACGCAAGAGACCAAGCCGCGTAGACCGTGCCATTCCGCAGGGTAGCTTACGTTGCAACGAAACAACCGGATCTGTGTGCCTGCCAGAAGTTGCGCTCTATGCAGCTGGTTATCGCAAGAGTAAACAGGTGACTGCGAGATGAACGGATTAGGGGAATTCGGATTCTGGTTGTTCATGTGCGTTCTTGTCTACTGCATGCACAAATACGATTGAAATTGTTTCGATAACGCACTGCGGGCTTTCCAGGTCACAGCGCGTTAATCAGCGGGTCGAGTGGCCTGCGGTGAATAAACAAAGGGGTGAGGGTATGGCTTTTGAGTTTGGCGATTACGCAGAAATTGAGATGAAGCGGCATGTTGGGCCGAATGAGTTTTACAAGCATAAGGTGATCAGTCGGCTGCGATCCAACAGCTGGGTTGATGTACCGGTTCAAAGCCCAGCAGAAAACGCGCTTCACGAACAAATTGAAGACGTTTGCCTGTGCATCTGTTGCGGTATAGACGAGACGGTAGTCAGGAAATACCGGGTCAAGGACATGAAAAAGGTAAGCATGTAGCCGCCACTTAGCGGCCTTTTTTACGCGGGTAACTACAGAGGGTAAGGGCATGGAGTGGATTAAGCGATCGGATCGTGAGCCTATACACGGAAAGGCCGTAATCGTCAGTGATGGCTCAGCCGTTGGCGTATGGAGATATCGAGGGTTCTGGCCTGACCATAACGGCAATGGTTGCAGTAATCAAAACAGCGCTACGGAATTACTGAGGGAGGTCACGCACTGGATGCCTTTACCTGAACCTCCTACCAAATAGACCCGCTCCGGCGGGTTTTTTATTGACTCATACCCTGACCCATTCACTGAGTGGTTCACGTTATGAGACGGCGGCCATCCACCGCCAACATTTTTGGCCTTCGCATATATGCGCAGGGGTTTTTACGTTCAGCGGCGCGGCTTAAGCGCGGAGATGATTATGACTACTAAACCGGCAGTACCTAAAAATGGTCGCGCTGTACCAATGCGCAATGACCGCACCGGCGCAGCATGGCTGGTCTCCTTTGATTATCGCGATGGGATGTACTGGCATGAGCCACAGGGCAATCTGCGCCACATCCGCCGACCGTACGCATCACGCACCGTTGAGCCTCACCTGGTTCCGGCAGGTACCCACTGATGGGCGCCCTTTTCGCTCTCGTCCTCACCGTGGCAATGACCAATGGTGATTATCAGGATGTCATCCTCGGCGTTTACGACAGCCAGCAGGAATGCAATCAGGCTGCTGTTGAGCAGAAGGTAACAGCTGAGTGCTGGCCTGTAGAAGGCATTTTAAGAAACGGCGAGTTTCCGGCACAAGAAGTCGCGCAGCACTAATCCCACACCCAATTTATTGACCAGGCAGAAACTGCCGGGCCTCGCACGCTTAAGTTTCAGGAGATACCCATGAGTGAAGCAACGGATTTAGTCGTCATCGAGAAGTCGAACGCGATGGCAGTCTTTACCAGCAAAGAACAGCTCGACCCGCTTCTCGAGAAAATCGAGACAGAGGCCCGCAGCCTAGTACCCGACATGACCACCAAGAAAGGTCGCGACGCCATCGCATCCATGGCCCACAAGGTCGCCCGCTCAAAAACGTATATCGACAACGCCGGTAAAGACCTCGTTGCCGAGCTCAAGGCATTGCCCAAGCAGATCGACGAAAGCCGCCGAATTGTGCGTGAGCGACTCGACGCGCTGAAAGATGAAGTTCGCCGCCCGCTGACCGAGTGGGAAGCCGAACAGGAGCGCATTAAAGCAGAAGAAGAAATGAATGCGTGGCATGCCGAAGCGCTTGAGATGAACGCAGAGTTCGATCGCCAGCTGGCAGCACGACGCGAAGCAGATCACGAAATGGCCCTGCTGATGAATGACAAGTTCGACCGGGATCGGGAAGAACAACGCCGCCTGGCAGAACAGGCCCAGCGTGACCGTGAAGAGCAGATCAAGCGTGAAGCCGCTGAACAAGCCAGGCGTGAAGCGGAAGAGAGGCACCGCGCTGAACTGGAAGCGGCCGCCCGCCGCGAAGCTGAAGCCCGTGCGGCGACCGAGCGTGCGGAACGGGAAGCGCGTGAAGCTCAGGAACGTACCGCCCGGCTGGCACAGGAAGCTCGCGAGCAGGCAGAGCGCGAAAAGCAGGAAGCTATCGCCGCCGAGCAGCGCAAAGCTCAGGAAGAAGCGGATAGCATTAAGCGTGAGGCTGAGCAGAAAGAATCGGCCCGACTGGCGGAAGAGAAGCGTGTAGCTGATGAAGAAGCCCGACGCGCAGCTGATAAAGAGCATCGCCGCACCGTTAACCGCCGCGTTATCGCCGACTTGATCGCCCAGGGCATCCCCGAAGAATTCGCGCAGAAATCCATGCTCGCCATCGCTGGCGGAAAGGTGCAAGACGCGCTCATTAAATACTGAGGTAACTCATGAATATCACATGCGAGTGCGCAGAAATGCGCACGTCTGTAGGTCAGCGCAACACAATCAGGCTTGAGCTTGAAGATGTAGTGTTGGCCGGCACCGTCGACACCAGAGAGGTGCTTAACCAGTTGGATGGCGTTGTCATCATCCAATGGCTGGCTGATCAGGGCTACATCATCATCCAGCAGGAGCGTGCAGCATGAGTGCTATGGAACGCTGGGATGAAGATGCTTTTGTCAGGCTGATGGCTGATTTACTGCCAGAGCAGCCAATGACCCACGAACAGGCGGCGCAGGAAGCGATCGCCGATCACCGATCGGAGCAGCAGGCAGAGAGGATGGGAATGTATGAGTGTCTATAAGGCAATCAGCGCCGTCGCCAGGGATATGGCAGAGGTCGGCATCAGCAAAGACCGCGAGAACCGGCAGCAGGGATTTGCGTTCCGCGGCATCGACCAGGTCTACAACGCGCTGGCCCCGATGCTGGCGAAGCATGGCCTGGTAATTCTCCCCCGCATTACCGATCGCACCGTAACAGAGCGCACCACAAAGACCGGCGGCGTTCTGTTCTACGTAGTCGTTAAGGCGGAGTTTGATTTTGTTGCCACCGAGGACGGCAGCAAACACACGGTAGTGACCTATGGAGAGGCGATGGACAGCGGCGACAAGGCCACCAACAAGGCCATGTCGATCGCCTACAAATACGCGGCTTTCCAGACCTTCTGTATCCCGACAGAGCAGACTGCTGTCGATCCGGATGCTGAGGTGCATTACGTCACCCAGCAGTCGGCTGAAGATGCTCTGAAAGAGTTTGCGGATAAAGCAGGGTCGGCTAAGTCAGTCGACGAACTGCAGGCGGCTTACAAAGAGGTATGGCCGAAACTCGGAAACTCCAAAGAGCATGAGGCCCGCGCTACCGAAACTTATAAAAATCGCGGACGCGAACTCCAGCAACAAACTCAGGCGGCATAAATGGCAATTAATACGATCACAGTTTCTGGCAATGTCGGGAAAGACGCGGTTCTCCGCGTCACCCCAAACGGTAAGCATATCTCCTCGTTCTCTCTCCCGGCTAAGTCCGGATTTGGCGACAACGAGAAAACCTCCTGGCTGAACTGCAAGATGTTCGGCGCTATGGCTGAGAAGCTCTCAACAGCGATTGTTAAGGGTGCAAAGGTCACGGTAACGGGCGAGTTCGTCATCGAAGAATGGACCAAACAGGACGGCTCGCAGGTACAGACCCCCACAATCCTGGTTCGGGATATAGACCTGCCGCCTCGCAATGGTCAGCAGCAGAGCCAGCAGGCGGCATCTCAGCCACAACGTCAGCAGCGTTCGGCACCACAGCCAAGCGAACCACCGATGAACTTCGACTTCGACGACGACGCCCCGTACTGACGCCTGATTAACCCCTTATCCACCCTATTTCACCTCACGGAGGCGGGTTAACCACACCCGCAATTCGCTATGCACCACATATCTGGCAGACGCCACTACTCGAAAGAGGCGCTTGTCCGGCTGCTGAGCAAGGACAGCAAAAACTTCATCGCTACCTACTGGACCGGCGTTAACCCGGGCGACGGATGTTTCAACGCCGGGATTAACCTGGTCACTCACGAAGCGTTCTATGCAGGCTGGGGTGGATCGTTGGAAGAGAAAAGCGAGTACATCACTGCTGCTGAGCTGGAGATGGTGAGGGAGATGTGTGATGCGACGCCGTGGGGGCAGGAGTTTGGCGGGAAGTGCCTGGGGGGGATGGAATATCGACTTAAACCTGAAATGAGGGTGACGCAATGAAACACGCTCACGACCACATAGTAGTTCACGGACTTCGCCTGACATTCATTGTCGGGCCTAACGGCTGGCTGATGCCATGGGGTGATGTTATCCGCAACCCACTCAAGGCGCAGCGACTGGCTGAGGAATATCTCAACAGGCAGGAGGCGGCGTGATTTCTCAAATCCTAAGATATGCCCCTCTTACAGGAAAGCTTTTCTGGACCAAGTGTCGTGGGGGTGTCGCTGCCGGTACAGAGGCTGGCTGGGTCGATAACAGCAGTGGTTACCTCAGGTTATCTGTATGTGGCAAGAGTAAGTATGCGCATGTGGTCGCCTGGGAGTTGTATCACGGCTCTAAACCAAAAGGGGAAATCGACCATATCAACGGCGACAAACTCGACAACCGTATAGAGAACTTAAGGGGATGCACCCCTGCTCAGAATAGCCAAAACAAGAAAATGAGAAAGGACAATAAGAGCGGAGTTAAGGGGGCTTCGTGGAATAAGCGGAGCCGTCGATGGGTGGCCAGGGTCACCGTAAACAAAAAGGTTATTTTTTTGGGGCATTTTTCATCCCTTCAAGAAGCTCAGGTTGAGATCTCCAAATGCCGTGAATTACATCACGGTGATTTTGCAAATCACGGATAAGGAGGAACCCCAAATTATTAAATTTCATGGTGGACCCATAACCCCCGACACGTGTGCGCTGAAAGCATGGAAAGGCCGGCACGCATTCATCAGTTTCGCCAATCCCGGCCAACTCAAACTTGCCAGCGAGGTCACTCAGTCTTTCGCGCTTGATAACGGCGCGTTCAGCTTCTGGACGAAAAACCGCGTGGTCAACTGGAACGAATATTACGACTTTGTCGCCCAGTGGATGAATCACCCGCGCTTCGCCTTCGCTGTAATCCCTGATGTGATCGGCGGTACCAGCGAAGAGAACGACGCGTTAATCGCTGAGTGGCCGCACGGAAAAGTAGTTGGCGCTCCGGTGTATCACTTCAACGAACCAGAGTCTCGCTTTATCCGCCTCTGCCATGAGTTCCCACGCGTATGCATTGGCTCAATGGGTGAGTATGACGCAAAAAGGCCAAAGGACTGTGCCGCTAAGTTGCGCGATATGATTCGCCATGTTGTTGACAGTAATGGCTATCCAATAACAAAACTGCATGGCCTCCGCATGCTGAACAAGGATCTCTTTATGCAGGTGCCGTTATCGTCAGCTGATAGCACAAACGTCGCCAGAAATATCGGCATTAACAAGGCGTGGGATAAATCAGCCTATGCGCCGGCCAGCAAAGAGACTCGCGCTGCGGTTCTTGTAGAACGCATTGAATCTTACAACTCCGCCAGCTCTCTGAACTATGACGCAGACCGCGACCTGTTCACTCCGCAACTGGCTTTCGAGGTTTGATATGACCGGGAAATACTCGCTTATCTACGCCGATCCACCCTGGTCCTACGGAAACACGATCAGCAACGGCGCTGCGGAAAACCACTACGGCACCATGAAGCTGATCGATATCAAGCGCCTAGCAGTGTGGGATTTGGCCGCTGAAAACTCCGTGCTGGCGATGTGGTACACCGGCACCCACAACCAGGAGGCTATCGAACTGGCTGAGGCGTGGGGCTTTACGGTGCGAACCATGAAGGGCTTTACCTGGGTGAAGTTGAATCAGAACGCGGAATTGCGCATCAACAAGGCGCTGGCCGAGGGTGAAATCACCGACTTTTACGACTTCCTCGATCTGCTTAACGCCGAGACGCGCATGAACGGCGGCAACCACACCCGGGCCAATACCGAAGATCTGCTGATTGCTACCCGCGGCGCAGGGTTGGAGCGAATGAATGCTGGCATCAAGCAGGTGGTTTACAGCCCGCTTGGTGCGCACAGCGAAAAGCCGTGGGAGGTACGCCACCGACTGGAGTTGCTTTACGGCGACGTGCCGCGCATCGAGTTGTTCAGCCGCTGCGGTGCGCCGGGGTGGGATCATTGGGGCAACCAGTGCCCGACGTCAGCGGTTCAGCTGCTGCCAGGCTGCGCGATCGACGTTATGAAAACGGAGGCTGCATGACAACACAAATCACCGGGTCGCTAATGCGGCCTTTTTTATTGCTGGCGTTTGCCGTCAGCCGCATCAATGAACAGTTCAGGGAGCACTGATGAAAAGAACAATGCTCGCAATAGCGGCATCCATGTTCGCGCTGGCGGCACCAGTTAAGCCGTGGGGCCCGAGCGAAATCTCACCTCAGCTTTTTGTAGATAACAGCCGCCCGGTGAACCGCGGCAAAACTGGAGTTGCGGCATCCCGTCGAGCCGCGAAGAAACGAAGGAGAGCACGCTAATGGCAGATTTTGCAGACGACGCATCAGCCGTCGAAGAGTTGCAGCGTAATGCTGCGCTGAGTGCTCACCGGATTAACCGTGATGCGGTATCGGCAACGCACTGTAGTGATTGCGGATATGCGATCCCCGAGTTGCGCCGGATGAAGGTGCCAGGCTGCCAGCGCTGCGCCAGTTGCCAGCAGGATAGCGAGCTTCGCCAGAAGCAAGGGAGGGGGTGATGGATTACAGCAAGATGAGCGATGGAGAAATTAGCGTGCTGCTCGCAAAGGTTCTCAGGCCGAAGTATGAAGCGGAACTCAGCCCTCATGACCCAAGCGGCGCACAGCTTAGTTGGGATTGGTGTGGAACAAAAGCAACCACCGGATTCTTCCCTTTACGCAAAGCGGAAGAGCTATTCCCGGCAATGAAGAAGCATCGGATCGGGCTCGCTCCATCAGGCAAGACCGTCTGGCAGGCATCCCACGAATCGGGCATCAGCGCCACTCACCGTAACCCACTTCGCGCCGTGGCAATCGTCTACCTCCTTTTGCAGGAGTCAGCCAATGTTCAGGATAAAGTGGTATCAATGTAGATCACGACGGAGCATCATCTGCATTGCCATGATGCAGAAAAAGGACGGAGATTAATCCATGCTACGAATGTACGTGATCATTGGATTAGTAATTGGCATAGCGCAGTACATTTTGATGCCAAAAACCAGAGGATACAGCTATGCGATTGATTTTATTGTATTAGTAACATTTAACGCCTTGGCTTGGCCCTTAACGCCAGTATTGATTTTAATAGATTACCTAAAACGCAAGTAACACTCATTTAACCCGCTTCGGCGGGTTTTTTAATGGTTCAGATATCGCCTGCGCGCTATGCGTGCGGCATGAGGAGAGATTATGAATTGGAACAACCGAGTCGACAGCAAGCCTGACCCGGAAAGCAAGAGTCGCGTTCTCGTATTTACGCCAACTCAACATGAGGACATGCGATACCGGCTTGTGCCTGCGTCACTATTTAAAGTTGTTTGTCGTGACGCTACGCACTGGATGTATGTCGATGACCCTGATGAATGACGCAACTGATAGCCAGTTATGAGCTGGCTATTGGGTGCGAATGCACTGCCACGTTATCCCCCTTTCAGCCCTCCATTGCGAGGGCTTTTTTACAGGTGAACCCATGAAAAAAGGAATGCTGCTGTTGGCTGTTCTGGCCCTAAGCGCTTGTGATGTTAATGATGCCGACGTTGCCAGTCGTAACGTAAGCAAAGCCGCTGATAACTTCGAGGCTCAACGCCGATTCGTTTTCTATAACGGCATCACCGGGGAATTCATGCTGGAGATTACCGGCCTGTGCTCGAAGGATAACTCCAGCACTGATCGCACCCTGGGCGTAATCTGCAAGACCGGCCCGAACACCTTTAAGAAACACATGCTCGGCCTGTCAGATAACGTCACCTGGTTTATGGAAGATCTGAGCGGAACGAACGCCAGCGTGAATCACTACCGTGTCACCTTCAAACCGTCGGTGATCATCCCCGACATCGATATCCGCTAAGTTTCTACAGACCCGCAAAGTGCGGGTTTCTTTTTGCCTGGCTTCCAGGTTCGATTTCCAAACGCGAGACCAAACCTATGCGAGAACTCCGAGACGACTCACTCATTGACATGAAGTTTATGATGGGAGATGCTGGCTTCACTGACCGGTACTTCTATAAACAAATCCAGAAGGGAAACCTCCCTCCTCCGATCAAGTACGGCAGATCCTCACGCTGGCTTTATGCCGATTATCTCAAGTGGAAAAACCACGCTCTTCCCTCAGTTGAAAATGCATCGTGAACACCCTTTGCGGGCATAACAGCGGGCACAATTTTCTTCATATCAGAAATTCCCCATAAATCCCCTGCACTTATCGAATCCATTAGATGTCTGCAGGGGACACTTTCCCGCCTCCAATCTGTCATTCCCAATAGCACCCATACACACAACGTCACCTGCCGCTGTGCTGTACTCTCGCGCCGTTAGAACGAATTCCCACCTGAGAAAAACAACGGAGTAATGGAATGAAAAGAATACTGATCGCTTTGGCGCTAATCGCCCCCTGCTCTGCCTTTGCCGGGGTGGTGTTCCATCCGGTGGAGCGCGCGGCCGTAGTCGCAAATTCCGACCACCCTGTAGCGGCGGCAACCGTTACCGCGCAGGCAAGAAATCACCGGGCAGCCAGAGTGGATGCCGTAAGCTGCAACGACGGGCGCTGCGTCCAGCACGGTAACGTTGTTCGCTAA